TTGACAGTATATCCAGTATCGATGAGATCTTCATCACCCTCAAAGATATCTCCCTGCTCATCTTGATATTCAAAGAGTTCGCATTGTAGTTTGAATATGTAACCCTTTCCTAACTGATAGAATGGTTCTTCATGTTCTACAAACTTGATCTCAAAATAGTTACTGCTAAGTGGGAAGTAAATGAGATCCCCTTCTTGAGGTCTCTCTCCTACTTCTACATCTTTATCCAAGAGTAAGAACTGAGAAATTAAATCTGAAAATCTTTGCTGTGAGATCACCATTGTAATCTCATCTGTCTGTCTGATTCCAAACTTAGTCAGTAAGTCACCGCCACCTTGAAATCCTTCATTGTTCTCTAGGTATGCTTCAATAACATATGAATCGTCAAACTCAGAAATAATTTCCTCATTGAACACGCCATCCTTTCTAATAAGTTGCCTGGGAATGTATAGAATATCCATTCCAAACATCTTAAGATACTCCTCCACAAGGTTCTGCTGAAGGAATTGTTCGTTGCGAGTGCCGTGTGTGAAGAATACGTTTCTCATCCGATCATATCCATTGGTGGGAATTCATGACTAGAAAGCATTTCGTCCTCAAGTTTCTGGACTGCTTCTTTGCCCTCATTGTAAATAAATTCACCATTCATAGTGATGCCACCAGGTAACTGTGCTCCCTGGAACTTAATTAAGTTGGCACCCCATTGTCTACGAATCAATGCAGTAAGATAACGCTTGACCCAAAGATCATTGTATACTGCAGCAAAGTCAGACGGATCAACTGCACGATAACAATCGAGAACTAAGAAGTCTCCATCTGCAACATCTTCTTTAAAGTCGATGTCAAGATATAAACGGTCACCACGCATTTGATATCTAACCTGCTTCTGACCCTCAAGTAAGAAATAGATATCTTCTAATCTACGATTGACCATCTCGTATGTCAGGATCTCTGTGTTTGTAAGATCCCAAAGATCATTCAGTCTCCACTGATAGCGAACGTCAAACAAGTTAGTGACGTTCTTAGAAACAAAATCAAATACTTTGACTACACCTGTAATATAGTCTGGAAGTTGGATATAGTTATTTTGAGTTTTGTATGTGATACTAGTGCCCGCTGAAGTTGCATTAGTAACAGTTGTGTCGGTGTCCGTAGTCATAGCGTCGATGACAACCTGAGACATAGGAACTTTTAGGAAGGTTCTAATATAACCATCCATGTGACGCTCATTATAATATTGAATAGCATCATCGACCAGATCAGAAATCTGATCATCGTCAACGTTGATCTCTAATACTGGGGCACCGAGCTGACGCAAAGCGTAGTCGATAAGTTCTTGTCTTGTGCTAGGTTGTGACATGATTATAATGGATTGACGTTGAATCGGATACGTACATAATATGTAGTGTTGGGATCAAGTGTTACGTCCTGGGGTAAGACGTATGATGTTAAGTTTGCAGTGTTTCCAAGAGATTGGTGAACAATAGTAGTGAAATTAGAATCACCAGAGAACTGCCAATCACTAGAGGTATGCTGATATCCAGCGATAAACTCAGATGCGTTAATAGAAATTGTTGGATTGAAGGATGATGTAATTGTTTGAATCTCTGGTTGATCGACAAATGGAGTTGTGAAAGTTGTATTGGCAGTGTACGAACTTTCTAATCCATTATTATCTCTGTATTTCACCTGAACGTTGTATGATGTATTAAAAGCGAGAGTGCCTGCAGGTACAGTGAAAGATGTTAGATTTCCAGTATCTCCATTCGTAAAAGTATTTGTGGTATCGTATACAGTTACGTTATCAGACACTCTTCTAATTCTCCAGAAAGTAGAGAAGTGTGTGGATCCAGTGTACTGGGAAACAAAAGCAGCAGAGGTAATAGTTGGAACTCTGTCTAAAGTTTTGTTTGTGTCTGGGTCAGTATTTACAGTGACCGATGTTGGAGCACTTACAAACTCAGACTCATTAACAGTCAAAGTAACAGTGTTACTGGTTACTGTTGTTGCAGCAACGTTAGTTAGAGTACAACGATACTTATGAGATGGAGTTGTAGGATAAACTGTAACAGGAGTGGTATATGATGGTGAGTTAGCACCATTTACAGGTGAGAAAGTGTTTCCGTCATCTATGGATAGATTCCACTGATACGAGACCACATCGCTAGTAATAGATGCAGCGATAGTAAATGTTCCCTGAGCACCTTCAATAACTCCAAGGTCAGCAGGTTGTTGTGTAATTGTAATTACTCTGAGTACAGTTAAAACTGCAAATGTGCTTGTCGAACTTGCAGCAGATCCAACCAAACTTACAACACAACGATATCTGTCATCATTATCATCAGCATAAACTAAAGTTGGGGTGATATATGTAGCTGATGTTGCTCCACTAACAGGACTATAGTTTGCTCCACCATCGTCAGATCTTTCCCATTGATATGTTGGTGTTCCGCTACTTGCGTTAACCGTAACTGCTAAAGATGCTGTACTACCTTCATTACCAGTTGTATTCGCTGGTTGTGCAGTAATAGTAAATGTTCTTTGAACTGTAAGAGTTACTGTATTTGAGTAAACTGGGGCAGAAGCTCCAGGTGCATTGACTTCACATCTATACTGATCGTTATTGTCATTTGCATACACTAAACTTGGAGTTGTATATACGGATGATGTTGCTCCAGATACACCACTCCAACTATTACCACCATCATCAGATTTCTGCCACTGATAAGTAACTGCTGGTTCATGCTGGGATTGTAATTGTACACTTCCTCCTCCACCTCCAGTTGGAGTTGTGAAAGATTCTGTATCAAAGGACGAAGATGCTGCATTAGCACCAATCTGCCCCATAGTTACATCACCGACACAGGTAAATGATGCTGTTGCATTTTCATCAGCAGTAGCATCTGTAGGTTGTGTCGTAACTGTTGGTGTTACTGTCTCTACCTGTAGAGTTGCTGAACCACTAATTACTTGGGTTGCTTGAGGAGCATTTAAAACACAACGATAACGATGCTCATCGTAAGTAGAATCTAGAATTGGAGTCGTATAAGTTGCTGCAGTTGCACCACTACCACCAACTACGTTTGACCAATTTGCTCCACTATCAATAGAGAACTGCCACTGATAAGTAATATCTGCTGCGTCATTGTCAGAAGTGTCAGCAGTTACAGTAAACTGGGAGGTCCCTCCTACAGCACCAGTGATATCTACTGGTTGTCCAGTGATATTAATTGTTCTTGTGAGGAATAGTCTAGCAGCGTTACTTGTCACTGCTGACAGAGATCCAGCAGCATCGCAAACTACTCTAAAATATCTTCCGTAATCGGAATCATATGAAGTGGTTGCAAGTGTATATGCAGCGCTAGTAGCACCATTTATGTTTGAATATGTAACACCATCATCAGATCTTTCCCATTGATAAGTAATTGTGGCACCATCAAGAGTGGATGCAGCAGAAGTAAAGGTTGCTGAAGCTGGTGCTACTGGTGTTTGATCTAATGGTTGAGTTCCAATAGTAACAACACGATAAACTGTTAGTGTTGCTGCATTACTAGTTGTTGGAGTGACTGCAGTTGAACTATCAAGTACACAGCGATATTGATAGGAATTGTAATTGTAATCATCATCAACAGTTAGAGTTGATGTAGTTTCTCCACTGTGACCAGCGAGAGATGAAATGGTGGAGAAGTTGTTTCCTCCATCTGTAGAGTATTCCCACTGGAATGTTACTGTAGATGCATCTGAGGCAGTACCAGCAACAGTAAACGTTGCATTAGTTCCTGCAGATGCTTCTACTGATGCGTTAGATGGTTGTTGTGTAATCGTAACTTGAACACCAGTACCAGTAGTAACAAAACTAAAGTTCCTAGTTTGACCAGAGTTGAGGTGTGTTACTATAAGATTATATGTTGTATCATTAAAGGATGATGTAACTGTACCACCAAGAATGCCTGTCGTTGTTGTGAAAGTAAGTCCAGATCCAGTTAAAGCTGGTGTTGATTGGATTGAATAATTTCCTTCTGAAATTGGTTCATTTGCCCATGTAGTATATGCAGACAAACCAAGATCAATACCAGATACGACTGCATTATTAGCAAATGGACTTGCCGATAGAGCACCTGAGTTGTTGACCCAAGTTACAACTTGATCAACATAAGGATATACAAGTCCTCTCGTCGTAGTTCCAACTCCGTTTGGATCATAGTCAACACCAGATTGCACTGGTCTACCAGTTCCAATACTAGTTGAGGTGCTTACTGTATTGACAGTGATGGCACCAATCATTCCACCGTGAGACTGGCATTGATAAACAAATGAACCTGCTGTATTTGGTGTCCAAGATACTGTGTTATTGCCTGTAGAACCCTGACCAGTGGCAGCAGGAGTGGATACATCAGCACCACCAGAACTAACTCTTATGCGGAATGGGTGAGAAGCAGCAACGTTTGAAAGGTTGAAATTAATTGTGTCTCCTACAGAAATAGTAACAGGTTGATTATCACCACTTACAGATCCAAGTCTGTCAGTTCCACTTAGAGTGTAACGTGAAGCATCTGGAGCAGTTACAGTAATGTTATATGTTTGTACACCGCTATATGCTTCCTGAGTATCTGTCTGAGTGAACAATGTAGTATTGCTATAGATAGGACCATCAGTTTCTTCGTGGGTGTCACTGATGATTCCCATGCTGCCACCACCACCAGTAGTAGTTAGAGTAGCAGATTGAGCTAATGCAATTGTAATTTTATAATTTGCAGCATCCTCACTGACGATTGTAAACCAAGATGTAATAGATTCTGCATAGATATCAAGATTACCTACTACAGTTGGATTTGGAACATTTAATTGTACTTTTTTACCAACCTTGTTCGCAAAATAAGTAGCATCTTGTGATGCATATGTAACTTCAACTTGACTTGATCCGTTTGTTACAGCAAAAGGATTAACACCTAGAGGTCTCTCTATCATCGTATCGGTCGGATACGCTGTATTACCAGAACCAGTTTGAGAGAATACAGAGATGTCAGATCTGACCCATGTCTTTGCTAAACCTGGAAGATTGCTCGTGGTATAATCATAAGAATTTTTTTGTACCCAAGATAAAACTGCTCCAGCAACAATAGGTCCAGAGAACGATGTACCATTGATCGTGGAATAATTATTGGTGTTGGAATACGTGGTATTAGCAGTCCAATCATAACTAGGAACAAGGACTCTAGTTCCAGGTGCTACTGTGGTTACACCTAAACCATAGTTAGAGAAGTCTGCCCAGGTATCATTATACTCTGTTGCACCAACAGAAATTTTATCAGTATCAGAATCAAATGCGTTGAATACAGAATCAAGGTATCCTGCAGTCCTGTTTCCTCCAACAAATTTTCCTTGCAGAGGTCCAGCAAAATTATCAGATGAATCTCTGAATCCGTTACCTGCAGACCTAACTATGATAATATTGTTCTGTGCAACTGTTTTTTCAATTTCATCTAATACTTCTAATTCAACTCCAGCATCCGTTCCGCTCTCATTTAGTTCAATAAACGGATATCCTCCGTTTGGAGTTGTTGGTCCAAAAGATGCATTGATCACTGCAGCTCTAGTGTTTCCTTTGTAGTTGGCATCGGTGCTGTCATTGTGATCTATGACTGCTTGATATGCAGTCACAATCCCAGAATAGGATGCTGATAAGGATGAGTTGAATGCTTTTAGTGAATAAATTCTAGACTTATTAGAGACTCCTGCAGTTCTTCCTGCAGCTAAGATAGCGCAATATGTACCGTGACCATTGTCATCCTCATTATTAGTTCCATATGCACCACTGTAGTGGGACATTTGGAATACTCTATATTGTTGTTGCTCAGAAAGACCGTTTAAGTCAGTTACGAAATCTGGATTGTAAAGTTCTGGGTGAAGTGCGGCATTATTTCCAGTTGGTCTAGATGAACCACGAACACCAGAGTCAATGACGTACAGATCAACACCGTCACCATCTTGAGTGTAACTGTATTGAGCGTTCATATATGAACGATCGATCTTACTAATCCTATCTAAGTGCCAGAAGTCATGGAGGTTGATAGTTCCATATCTATCTGGAGATACAGCATATCTACCCATTCCAGAGTGCGCTGTACAGTAATAGAATAAGATTGCAGGAGTCCCAGAAGTGGTTGCAAGTCTAGTGTATGCACCAGCTTGTCCTGGTGTGCCATTTACAGTTACACCAGTATTGTATTCCGATCCACCACCCCAGGTTCCGTTGGCGGTTAGAGAAAATCTGAATGGATGACCAGCGTTAGAGATGTCAGACTGATCAAATGTAAACGTTCCGCCCTGTAAGAAACCAGTATAGTTAGGAATTACATTATACGTACCTGACTGACTATTTGAAAATACGTATAAGTTTTGACCACTAATGTTTTGTACCTTTACGTAGATTGTACTGAATCCAGTAGAGGTAAGATTTCTAGTTCCAGTGGAGGCATCTCCAGATGCTTGGTGTTGGGATCCCTCTTCATATTCAACTGAAGTTGAAGCTATCTCAACGGGATCGCAAGCAAATTTCTCTGCATCCCAAAAAGCACTCTTAACTCCTTCCACACCACGAATGTCCCCGAGAGCGTTATCTTCGTTCTCCTCAGGTACATCTACAGTCAGAATGCCAAAGCTTCTAAATTTATCTACAAACGTTAAGTAACTATGTTGCCCCAGGATAGAGTCTTTGACTGCTTCTAACTGAGAATTATTAGTTACCTTGACTACTACCCTTTTCATTCGGTAAGCACAAAAAAGTCCTCTTTTGTATTTATACAGAGGACTTATAGTTAATTCATTAGGTGGGGTAATTCAAAATTCTTTGGAACTGCCCCAGTTGGTTTTTCTAATGGTTTTGTGGTTTTTAGATCATGCTTAGAATCAAAGGTGAATCTAGTTTTTACATGAGTTCGATCAGAATCAACTAGGAGATCGTAGTAATGACCATAACCAGTTTTGGTAAATGCAATTCCATAGATCGGTCTTCCTTGATATAAATCTCCAACCTTGTATGGAATCGTTTCCATCGTCCCATCAAAGTCAACGATATTAATAGTTGACTCTAGATGTTCTTTCTGTCTTAGTTCACTTGACTTCTTCAGCATTGCTCTCTTCTGCAGACTTGAGTGTCATATTCAGAGCTTCAATTGCACCTTCCAAACGGAGAGTTTGTTCTTTCCTAACTTTCAGTTGAGTTTCCATTTCGGAGATAGTTGCCTTTTGCTCTTTCAGTTGTTCGGTGAAATCCTTCACCATTTCTTCTGTAGTCATGATTAATAAGAAAAATTGCGAATTAAACGATCTTGAACCTCTTGGAGATTCATAATTAAGTGTTCGTCCTTATATTTATCTAGGATATAAGAACATGATTCTGTAATGCTACTAATGCATTCCCTTACAGGTTCATTAATGACTTTACTTTCCATCCACCATACGGCACCTAACCTTTCACCTTCGGTGACTGGCATTACCTCATGGCGTACACCAGAAGGATAGCATATAAACTGTCCAAATTGAAGCTTAACTGGAATGAAGTCAACAGCATTGACATAGATCCTCAACTCTCCACCCTCATATTCATCTGGGTCAGAGAGAAATAATGTATGACTATAGTGAGTGAGGATCTGGTGTTCACCTCCCATCAAAGAAGAATCATTATGTCTGAAATAATGATCTCCAACTCCATACTTATTAAAAGTAACAGGAGTTAATCTTCTAGGAACGACTTTGTTTACATACGATCCAATCTTATAGATTCCTTGATGAATCTGTGCGCTGAGTGCTTGATCGTATGCTTGTTTATTTACCTTGACAGGATTGTTTGGATTACTTCTAGCACCATCAGACCACTCTAAATTTTGAATTAGAGATTTGATAGTTTTAAGTTCTTCAATGTCAGGGTACTCATAGATATCGAATAATGAATGCATAATTTTTTAACCGTAACCAAATTGACTTCTTTCTGCGTCGTAATTTCTTCTAATCTCTCCACTGCTTAACTTCCTATTATAAAGTCTCCACTTGTAGAGAGTGTTGTTTCCTGGGTTTCCTCTGGAACCCGTTCCATCGCTTCTAGCGTTAAACTTCGGATAACTGTTTCCGTTTGTATTCAGGACACCACCATTGGGGTAATTATATACTTGAATTAAACCACCGTTCAACCAAGTATAAACTGCATTTCCATCATACGCTAATGCAACGTGTTGTGGAACGCTTTGAGCAAATCTTCCACCACTATCCTGCCAGAACCAACTTCGGTTGTTAGCGTACACCGCCCACTGGCAGACACCGCTATCAGATCTCATTTCCCAACAGTTTTCTTTGTTGAAAAGAATATCCTCACCACCTTGGTTAGATCTCCACTGGAACCAAACCTCACAAGTAAAATATGTCAGGTTTGTTGTCTGAGGCATGTAGCAGTGAGAACTTCCTGTAAATTGAAGACCACCGCCAAAATCACCACTATACGAAGGGGATCCGCTATTTGTAAATGATCCGTATCCACTACCAGAAACTAGGTTGTTGAGACTGCTGCCTCCAGTATAGGAAGATGGATTTGATACATCGTAATATGCAATCAAACCATCTGTAGTATACCCACCGCCAGAAGCTAGTGCCTGCCAGAATGTTCCTGTGTAGATTTCAATCTGACCAAGTTCAGTGTTCCTTCGGATAGTTCCAGCATATTGAGATCCCGTCCCTGGTCTTTGAGCGGTTGTTCCTGCAGGGAGTTTTAATCCGTCAGTAACTCCACCAAAATCAGCTCCTACGACTGGGGATCCTACGTTAACACCAATTCTATTATTGCTGGTATCTACATTCAGAACGTTATTGTCAACAGAAATATTTCCGCTGCCGCTGAGCGCACTGACGTTAATACTGCCTACGTTTAATGATGACATTTCGGTCAGGTATTTAGTCTTCTAAGTTATTTATCAAAGAGCATCGAGCAGATTTCCTTCGATGTCATAGTCCCAACGCCCAGAGTTGGTACATACAAAATATCCAACAGGATTCTGATTTCCGTTTGGTGGATAATTCCATCCATAAGCAAGAATTTTTTCGTTATTTGCAAATGGTTCACCATCTTCACCTAGAAAAACTGCTAGATGTTCAGTTAAATTAGATACAATCATAGTTCTAAGTAAGTTAAGGATGTTTCATCACCAACTATTCCTTTGATCCAAACATTAAAAGAGATTGATAGTCTGATACCATCAGTCTCGTTTGGTAAAGTATCGTGCTTTAAGTGACTTGGGAAAAGAAAGAGATCTCCGCCCATAGGTTTTTGAATACTATTGGGAACGTTTAAAATATTTACCTTCTTAACATTTGGACGAATGGTTGAATTAATAGTGTCATAGAATCTTAATGGAGCATAGTCCATCTCTCCTGGGTAATATACCCCAGAGATGAAAGAGTTACTATGATAATGAGTCCTTACATAAGAGGTAGGTTTTACTCCAACTCCCCACATAGTTACCATATATGGTTCAATATCTTTGAATTCATATACGTCGTTAACCATGTAACGAACACAATGCATAATATCATCCTGCAATTTATCAAAAGCAGGATCTTTATTTAAGTCTTTGATGAAGTAATTATCTTCCATTGCGAGATAATTTTCTTCATTGCATCTTTCTTCAAGAATTTCTGTCCATTTTTCATGTTCAGTCTCTAAGGAAAACTTGACTAATGGTTTTGCAAAGAGAGGTACGATTTCATTGAGATACATAAAAAAGCATCACTAAGTTTATGGATATGGAGTCTCAGGTGCGAGTCCAAATTTACTTGCACTAGCACTATATAGGTTAGCAATTTCCGTTGCTTCTAAAGGACGATTCCAGATTCTAATACTAGCACAGTGTCCCATAAATGAGGAGTTGGAACCATAGGCATGACCAGACAGCAATCTTCCAACGCTGCTGGTATTAGCACTACCGATATCAGTAGAGATAGTTCTCCTTCTGTTTTGATAACCGTTAACGTAAATGGAACTAAAGTAAGATCCTTGTCCACTTGAAGCGGATCTTGCATCCCAGCAGGCAACAATTTGACTCCATGTAGATGCAGGAGCATATGGTCTCATGTTTGAATTGCTGATGTCATTTCCACAGCAACCTTGAGATGGAGCTCCGAGTCTAAAATAGAATGAGTTTGCATAATCCCAATAACCAACCCAGAACCAGTTAACATCATTAGGAGAGTCATTGCTTCTATTGTGAATTAGACCATTACCTTGGTTAAATCTTTGTGGTTTAATCCACCATTCAATAGTTCCTTTGAGTTTGTTCCATCCGTTATTTGTTGGGAAAGGAATACCACTTCCACCTCCACTTCCATTGCTGTTGTTATAAACTGCTCCAAGGTTATCAACGTTCTGGAAACTCCAGTTACCTTGAGCACTAGTAATAGTTACGTTTCCAATTATATTTTGCTGATCAATCCAAGTATTTCCACTATAACCAGTTCCATTACCTAAAGTTGCATCCCAGTTTGCAACTAATCCATTTGTAGGAATATTTGTAGTATCTGGATCTTCATACGTAGGAACCCATCTAGTACCGTTATAATACTCCATTGTATTCGTGGTTGTATTATAACGCATTTCTCCAGACGAAGAACTAGGTCTTTGAGCCGTAGTTCCCTTTGGCATCTTGAGAGTTGTGTTTGCTGCAGAGCAATCCAGACTAACTCCACTAGAGGTAGAAACGTAACCGCTACCCGCTAAATTGTTAAGTTGGTCTACTTTTAAAATACTTGCCATCGTTAGTCAGGTAACTCGTTAATAATTTCGGAAAAATCTAAAGCTTTATACTGTTCAATATCAAAGGGAGCTGGATTTGAATCTTTCCTTGATTTCACTTCATTATAAAAAGCAGATTCTTCTTTACCTGGAATAACTCCAGAGTCAAGATCTTCCCATACTTTATGTAGCAAATCTACAGTATAATAATTTTGTGCTTTTTCAAAATACTTATTCATTTGGAGGTTTTTCTCCTCCATCCACCTATACAGGTCGGACTTTGATGTAGTTGGATATTCCATAATTATCAAGGTTTTGCATTAGTAGATACTAGGTAGTTGCTTCCAGTAGATCTTGTACCAGCATCGTCAAAGAGTAAGTCTTGGAGATTGTAATTATCAGGTGGATAACTACTCCAGAAATACAGGAAGGAATATGGTGTGTAGTTTCCGTTTGGTTCAGAATAAGTATTATTTCTCAACCACCATCTTCCACCATCTCCAGTTCTCCAGGTATTTGCTGGAACACCATTACCATAGTATTGTGGATTTCTCATTACATAACCAGTGTAGTTTCCTGCACTAGTGTTCCAAACTTTTCCTGGGCATTGGAAGTAACTTCTTAAGTTACCACCAGTTTGACCAAGTTGACCACGAACAAAGTTTACCATTGCTCTCCAATGATATGAAGATCTTGGATATACCAAGTCTAAACCAAGGGCAGTACCACTGTGATTATTTCTTGCATCATTGACACTACTACCACCAGTAATAGCATACATGTCAAATCCACCACCCTCTTCATCCATATCTACCCACATCTGAAGTGGTTGAGGCATAGATGGAGATTTGATCCAGTAATATCCAGATGTTTTTGTTGGATAATCTAATGCCAGTTGATATCCTGATGCAGCAGCGTTAGATGAGCTAGAACCATCTGGAGCTCCAGTGAAGAGTGCGTGCCATGCACCACCTTCATAGAAAAGCAACTCTCTTGTGCTGCTGTTGTAGTACATAAATCCATTGGCAGCTCCAGATGGATTTGATGTCAAAACAGGAACTCTAAGATTTCCGTCAATTTGTAATAGGTGTCCAGATGGGACTCTTACTGTATTGTTATACGTTGAGAATCCCTGGATATCGTGTACTGAAAGTGTGCTCATTTTTTAAATAATACTCCAGCTACCACCGTTAGCAATAGTGATCGTGTTTCCATTATTTATAGTGATAGGACCAGCGGTCATGCAGTTATCACTAGAAGAAACTGTGATGTTCTCTCCAATGGTTTGACGATTACGCTTGAATACGCCGTATGTGTCAATCCACTGCTTATCACCTTCAGCGCGAAGAACAACGCTTCTTTGACCACTACTCAATCCGACTGAACTAGTGTTGATGTTCAGACCGTTTTGACCGCGAACCTCAACTCTGTAGTTGGTCTGATTTTGGTCGCCACCAGAGTAGAATGTCCAAGTACCGCCGTTACCATCAACAGAACCCATGCTGGTATCGTTATCAGATCTCCAGTAGAAGTTATCACCAGTTCTGAAATACGTGTGGGAGTTATTACCAAAGTAGAATCTTGGTTGACCACCAGCGTCGTTCAACCATACGTTTACACTAGAACCGAAGTATGGAAGACCTAATGCTTGATAACCATCAAGGAGATCAGCGTTCAAGTTTGTACATACTGTAGTAGAACTTACCGCGAGTGGTGAAGTACCAGTTGCAACTGTAGAAATAAGTCTGTTGTCAGTTTCAATTGCACCACCAACGGTTAGAGTTGAACCAGAACTAGTGCTAACACCACTGCCCTTGTTCATGAATATTCTGTTTGTTGCAGAGTAAATTGCTAAAGATGCACTGTCCTTAGCACCTTGGAATGTTGTAGTAAGAGCACCACTAGCATTAGCAAATCCTTTGATAACAAACCAGGATTCGTTATTATCATCAGCACCCAACTGCCAACCCATATCGTTGTCAGTATCAGTAAAGGTCATGAAGGATGACGAACCATCAGCACCAAACGTAATTCTGCCGTATGATGCTCTACCGTCTCTAAAGTCCGCAAACAACGCAGAACTAGCACCCTGGCTGACAATCTCAAGAGGAGATCCTGGGTTAGAGTCTCCAATACCGATACGACCATTGCGGAAGTAAACGTTGTTGTAAGACAGATGTGTTCCATTCCAACCAAAGGAATTGCTATCATTACCAAAGCGGATGAATCCTTGATTTCCGTTACCTTTGCCTTTGATAGATGCAGTGTTGGTTGTTACTTTACCGAAGGTAATACCATTACCATCACCAATGCTCAGTGCGCCTGTACCGTTGTTAGAGAAGATACCTTGGTCGGCATACAAGTCAGAAATATTGATGTCACCTGATCCAGTTCTTCTTACAAGTGTATTGTTTACATTGCTAGAGTTCTGGGTGTAACCATCAACATAGTGAGCGTCTAACTGTGATGATGCTCCATCGTTTCCTGCGTGCCAGATTGTATTACCATTAAAGGTAAAGTCAGCAGCATTGATTCTTAAAGTTCCCTGTCCGTTGGTAGCATTACCACCAGAGATGAAGAACTGAACATCGTAGTTAGCTGCCAGACCAGACGATCTGAAATCGATACTTGGTGTTGTAGTTACATTACCTTTACCAATCTGCAGTTTAGCACCTACAGGATTGTCAGTAAGACCGAAGATTTGACTAGAACCACTGCTAATCTCGTTAGAAGAAGTTACAGTCCACTTAGTTCCTGGGTTTGGACCAAAGATAGCGATGTTTGCATTAGTGTTAACACCGACAAATGTGATAGATCCAGTAACTAATGAATAGATGTCTCCAGTTGGTCCTGTTTGTTCGGAAACTCCATTTGCATCAACTACGATAGAACCAATGTTATTGGTTGCGTTTGAATCTGAGTAGATAGTATATGTTCCACCATTATTGATGTTACCATTAGTTCCAGAATTTACATGATACTTTGGAATATACAAAGTGTATTTGTTTCCAGTGTCATGTACATACAGATTCTCAAGGAAGATCTTTTCTCTACCTAATACTTCTGGTAAGAATGGATCACCAATAACACCAACTCCTCTTGTATCACCTAAGTTATACCCAGATTGATACCAGAGACCTTCATAATTATCAAGTTTGTCCGCATTCAGTCCACCAGTTCTCGCTGGTTGACTTGGATCATTGAGGTTTGGACCATCATTGGCAGAGGACCACATCTTAGCCCAGTTGCCATATACATTACCAGATCCAGAGTTACCTCTAATGTAAAGGTTATTGTTAGTTGTAAATCCAAGTTGAGTCGCTGCATTTCCAGTAGCTTCTCTTCTGTAAGTTAGTACACCGTGAGTTGATCCACCATCATTAAGACCTGTTGCAGCATTGTTTCTAAGTGCAGCACTAATACCAGCACCAGACGTGCTTGGTGTTGGGTTAGAACTTAACGCTGTAACATCATTAAAGACTCTGTTAGCGGTGTCAGCAGTACCAGAGATAGAAATGTTATAGGTGGTATTTGCCAGACGTGCTGGGTCAAGAGTACCATTTAACAGATTACCTGCATCTTCAAAGTAAGACAGTGAGTTACCATGGAGCAGGTCTGCATTGAGTTTAGATCCTGGACCCTGATCAATTGAGACTTCACCGTTAGTGGTAACAATAAATCCACCTTCAGATTGATTACCGATTGCTTGGTTGGCGACATCCTTGCGGAACTTGAATACACCATAGTTACCATAGATGGTGGCGCTTGGTGTTAAGTCGTTTCCTTTTCTGATGTCAATAGAAGCGTTACCATAAACTCTGTTTATAGTTCCTTTGTTTGCAGTAAGAACTGCACTAGTTCCAGCTCCCAGTTCTGCTGGAATAGTTACAGTAAAGTCAGCAGCGTATCCAGTACCAGAGTCAGTGATAGTTGCTGATGTAATAACTCCACCACTAACAACATAGTTAGCGCGAGCAACATTATCATCAGAACCAGTAATGCTACCACCACCAGTGTTAGATCCACCTTCTACTGGGAGGTTTTGGTAATTGCCATCAGTAAATCCTGTACCACCATTGGAGATGGTGATAGAGTCAATGTAAGAACTATCAGTGATAGAACCACTGATAAGCATTGCGTCAGATGTTTCTGGTTTGAGTGATTGAATTACAAACTCATACGAAGAGTCACCTCTTAAGAATGTATTAGAGTTTGCAGCACCTCTAGCAGCAAGACGTTCTGGATCGATTGTACCAGCAACAATATTAGAAGCGTCAATATTGGTAGATGTTAACTGCGTCCAGTTAGCAGCGTTAGATGCAGAAGTATTGATTACTCTAGTGAGGTCAATAATTCTCTTTCTATTAACATTACCACTTGTCGTAGTGCTGTTAACTGACTGAATTGTAAATTCATTAACGTTAATTACGTTAATAGTATAGAATCCATCTGGAGCAGTTCCAGATGTAAAGTCTAAGTAGACAAGATCAGCGTTAGCAAGACCATGTGAGGTTTCTGTAATACTAACGACATTGCTATTATTTTGAGAATATGTTCCAGTTCCTTCGTTGACTAAACCTTGATCTAAGATAAAGTCACCAGCGTCAAACTTAATATTGTTAGCAATGTCAATATCAACACGCCCCTCAATCTCAGGTGCGATAACTGCATTATTAGCAGTTGGAGATGCCTGTGGAGTTACTGTTGGTTGAGTGTAATATCCTTTACCAAAGTTAGTGATTGTTACTGCGGTAACTACACCGTTAGAAACGTTAGCGGTAGCAGCTGCCTGAACACCATTAACAGTATCATCTGGAGTGCTGATGGTTAGACTGAAGTCTCCAGTATATCCACCGCCACCATTACTGATATTATACTTAAATACTCTACCATCATTATAACCAGTTACAGTTCCTCTAGCAGTTGTAGAACTACCGACGATAATATCACCATTGTTAAATGTGAATGCACTGTTAGGTTGGAATGCTAAGAATTGAGATTCTAAATCATTCTCCAAGATATAAGAAACTGCTGTTCCTTGAGTTGTAAATACTTGAGTTCCAGTTCCTTGTGTTGTTAAGTCAATAGCAGTGGGAACCTGAGCATTAGCTTCGGATACTGCTAACTGGATAGTGTTAGCATCTACAACATAAACATAATAAGTGTTACCTGTTGCAAGACCACCGATAGCTGCAGTTCCTTGTGTATAGATCAGTGCAGATCCAGTTGTTAAACCATGACCAGTAATAGTAATTTGATCATTACTGGTATTGATAGATCCTGGTGCAACGTTAAACGTCTCAGTTGAGGTTTCAATTGCAATATCACCTGCCTCAGCATCTTCAATTGCAAGACGAGCAGAAGTAGAAGCAACAGAGGTAATATTGAAAGGACGTAGAGCAGGAATCTGGTCAATATTGATCTTACCAGATGCGGTCAACTGAACCAGCGCAGAAGGAACAGCGTTGGTAGAGTATGGTTGGTTCAGATATGGACCAAGGTTGTTGGAGATATAATCCTTAACTGATGCCTGAGTTGGAAGAATAGAGTCACTTGCAAATGCACCACCCAGGTTATCATCAGCAGAGAAACCTGTAATAGTGATGTTACCACCAACAATCTTAATGGAGGACAGTTCGGAGATACTAACAGTACCAACGAAACTAATAGCACCAGTTCTGTTGAAAATAGTAACGAAGTTACCAACCTTGAAGTCACCAAACTCGTTAGTACCTGATGTATAAACCTGTCCGAATGATTGCTCTGCGGCTTCAAATGCGGTTCCGAGACCAACTCCACCATTCTGAGGAAGTGCAGCGTAGGTGTTACCAGAACCAGAGTATTCCCAAGTGTGAGAAGAAGAGTTGACAACAGAAGGTCTATGTAATTTGATCGTTCTGTTGACAAGACCAGAACTTAGGTTTCCAATAGAGTATGAATATTGTGTGTTAGTAGATGTCTCTGTCAGATCAAGAGACTGGTTAATTGTGATGTCTGCAACAATCTGAGTACCTGGAGAACCACTAATTAACTCAGTTTCAAGAACAATAAATTCAATTGCAGTATTGGTATTTGTAAGACCGTCAAACTTGACGATATAATCTTCAATTGGAATGTTGGTTAATGTTGTTCCACCAATTCTTAAGGTCTGTCTTCCAGTTGCAACTCCATTACCATCAACTTCGTTAGTAACACTCTGTACAGTACCGATATCAAAGGCATATGGTTCTGCTCTGAAACCAGTTGCACGGAGAGCGAATGTACCAAAGTTAGATGCCGAGTTGGTAACAGAAGCGTAACCACCAGACTGACATACAATACCATCTTGACAGAAGATAGCAAACACAGAAACTAACTGCGTATATCCATCGTTGGTAATATTGTATGCTGTACCACCGAAAGAGATAATCGTAAATGCCGATGCAACCATCGACTTACCTTGTGGATCAAACTTAGCAGTTATATTTCCTTGTCCATCTACCTTTAGACCTGGACGTGGTACGTTTGGTGTAGCAACCTTAGCACCATCAATTTCACAACCAGAACCACCCAAGAAAGAGATCAGGGAGGAGTTCTGAATGTATGGAGATGCTTCGATAACAGGCAGGTCAAGGTTGTCAGAAAGCAGTGGGAAACTATATCCACCAGATCCCAACTCAGTAATCAATGGATCTGGATTAGTTACTGTTCCACTGTAAGCGGTAGAAGTGCTCAGTGTTGTGTCAAGAATCTGCCAATTGGTAGTAAGAGCAGCAACAACGTTAGCACATTCTGGTTGGACTGAATCAACAGTTACAGATCCATTTGCTACTGGAGTGATTTGACTGAAAGATCCAGTTGCAAGGTCATTTCTAATTGCTTTAACTGCAAGTTCTTTTGCCTTTGCATATACAGTTCTAGAGAAGTCAACCTCATTTGCGATAAACTGGACTGCTCCACTGCTGATGTAAAGATTTGCTGCCTCTACAATTTTGGAGTTACCATTATATCTAAGATCAAATTGGAATGCTTTGAGGATTTTGATGATATCATCAATACACTGTTGATCTCCCTCAGCATAAGTTCTTGTTACACCGTTTAAGTTACCAGGATTACCTGTGCTACCAATAGCAGTAGTTAAGACTCCAAACAGAGTTGTGATAGTGGAAGCTACGTCCTGACATGCTGGACTTTGAATGTCCTGAGTAATACTGGTATCTTTTACCTGAGTATACCCACCAAGGTTATAGGTGGTGAATGCAGATGCGAAGGTCTCGTTACGCATTGCTGCAATAGCGAGATCTCTAGAATAATTGAATGCAATTACAGACTCATCTTCCTCACCAGCAACATGAGCACCGTCAACATAATACTTGGCAGCATCATATACTTGATCGTTGCCACCGTAGGTAAGGTTATATGTAAGAGATTTTAAGAAGTCAACAACGTCATCCTTACAGTTTTGAGTTCCTGTTGGGACTGTAAATGACTGCTCAGCAATCATTCTTTCAACTGCCATTTCGGCAATCATATCAGCATTAGCAAGAATCAAAGATGATGCGTCTGCATATCTATCAGCGTAAGGAAGACTTCCTGGAGTGATATGTGGAAGAGGTGTGAGATAAGTTACTGTTCCTGTCTCACCATCATTACTGGAGTTTGGAAGAGTAATTGTAAATGTTCTGTGATCTGTTTGATCCGCAATTTGGTAACTAGCGGCACCAAGAGATCCACTAAAAGTAAAATTATATGTCTGTAATGCATATCCAGCATGTCCAAGTGGGACAGTTACAGTACAAGTTGATCCAGAAACAGAGTAAGTACCAGCTCTGGTATTTCCTAAGATAGTTGAATAATTTACACTATCAATAACAGGTTGAGTTCCTCTAGTTACCGAACTAGTATGGTGCGATTTTACAAAAGCATATGCTTCTTCTGCAATATGATTTTGGTTTGCCCTGATAGCTTCGGCACCATCTCTAAATCTATCTGATACTGGTTCAGATTTAGTAAACACATATGGAGAGTTTCTCAGTGATGCAAGAACATAGTTGCTTGCTGAGATGGCAGTCTGATCTCCAGTTGGATCTAGAGAAGCATTGAATACTGAATAGTTACCTCTTACTGCAAATTGCAGAGAGTATCCGTCAGGTCTCTCGATTCTATGTGTTACATACTTTCTACCATTCAGGTCTGCAATATTGTCAGAAATCGTCAGAGAACCTGTTGTTGACTTACTATCAGGTGCTTTGAGCGTAAATCTTACAGTATTACTTCCAACATCATAAACACCAAAACCAACACCTAAAGCTGTGTTTGCTGGAAGAGATGGATGTGAAGATCCAGTGCCGAAAGAATCAATATGATATGTCTTAGATACTGCTGTTCCAGAAGTAAAGTTGAACTTTAAACCAGCTTCTCCAAGAGAAGTTAAATTACCCCAAAGAGTACCTACTAAACTAGCATCAGTGCTGGTGATTGTTACTTGAATAGCATTTCCAGTTTGACTGTATGCGTAACTTGCAGCTCCACCAAAATCAATAGTGCTGGAAGTAAATCCATAGAGATTGACTTCTTGTCCAACTTCAAATGTATGGAAGTTACTGCCTGTAGAAGTTACTAAAACTCCATTGTAAGCTTGCTGTGTAGTTAACGAACAATCGATTGTAGCAACACTGACAAGATTGTTGGATAAATCAAATCTATGATCTCCTTTTCCTGCAGATGTGATATCAATCAGGATAGGATCATCAGCTCCAGATGCGTTTTTATTTGTAGCGTCAGCAGCGGAAGCTGCAAGAGCAATCCAATTATCGTTATACTTGTATGCATAATAACGAGTGTCATTGGTGAGTCCACCAATGTCACCAAGACTACTGGAACGATATTCTAATGGATCTCCAGATACAAGTCCATGCTTTTCAATGAAAATCTGATTGTTTTCTGGCATGATATTGCCAGAAGTTAGATAATGATATCCAGTAGAATTTCCTGTGATGTCTTTTCTTCCCTCTACCTCAGTAATCGTAGTAGAGTTTTCCCAAGTGTCATACAGTTCAATAGTGTTACTATCAACAGCTCTTACATAATAAATTGTGTTGTCGATGAGACCAGGGATAACTGTGTTTCCATCTCTATTGTAGAAGACAGCAGAACCAGTACGAAGTCTATGCCCTGGGATAGTAATTCTATCAGTTAGGAGATCTGGGATATTTGTAGAATCTGGAATAAACTGAAGAGTCTCTCTTTCAGAATCTACAGTATGTTGGAAAATCTGGTTAGAGATGGTTTCCAGTTCTGGTCTCAATGACTCAGTATCAGCAACCTCAAAACGTAAAGATACGCTTGGGTTATTAATATCAGTAATAATATTGGCAAAAGAAGCAGAATCGTAGAAGATACTTTCTGCCTGGTTGAATGTTGCTGTTGGTCCAGATGTAACTAGGATAGTTACAAATCCAGTTGCAGCTTGGGTAGCTCCAGTTCCAGTAAAGGTTACTGACTGAACTCTACCTTGAGTACCAGAAGATCCACCCTGTACATAGAAACCTACTCCAGGTGTAGCTGTAGTTCCTGTGTGGTTCGTGAAGGTAACCTTGAAAATGTTTTCACCACGGAATTGATCACCTGGAACAGCAGGAATTTGTCTTACTTCAGGTTCGTAGTAAAGTCTCTGCTTATCGTCAAATACGAATGCAAAATTCCAAGTGTGAATTACTTCACTTTGAGGATCACTAGCGTTTTGGAGAGCATCTCTGAATACAACTCCATTAACATAAGTTTCGTTAGACGCCTTGACCATGTGGCGGTCAGCGTTAATTGGTCTAACAACTACTCTACGAAGGTTGTCACCAATAAGAGAACAGTTTCTTGGGAGAGAGATTGGGTTATCTTCTAAGTATTCACCACCAGATACGATGATCGATACGTACTCATCAGTAGGATCTGGAGTTGCTTTTTGTAATCCGTATGCAATTTGAGCAGCTTTTTTGATAGTAGCAACTGGTCTCGCTGCAGAGCGACCATCATTAGTGTCACTACCAATAGTAGAAGATACGTATACACGACCACCTGTGTCGTTGGTGGCGACTTTATATACGAAGTCTGTAGTTGCAATACGTCTCGACTGATCACTCAGAGGAGGAGTATCTGCTGTTGGGAAAAATGTAGTACCGAAAGTAGGACTATTTACATCGGTATCTTCAAAGTTAACTAAGTTTGGAGCACGAAGATTCAGTGCTGGGTTGACAATAGTGTCAATATCCAGGTTTAAGATTTGTGCAGTATCAGAAATGATAGAACGAGTCGTTCTAATCTGACCTTCAACGTCAAGTTCAAACTCAGGGTTGGCAGTATTAACACCAACACGAACGTTTTGAGAAGCGTTTTTGTTTACAAAGATAGCTTCTTTTTGGTTAGCTCCAACACCAACCGCCACAGAAACATTGTTATCACCTTGTAGAGTTACTGATCTTCTACGGCGATACGATACTGTGTTACCAGCAACAATAGTGCCACTGGCGGAATCGGTAATTGTAAAATTATCATCATCAACTACGGTGATGGTATATACGCCATCCGTAGCTCCACCCGAGGTAAAATCCAGGTAAAGAGAGTCGTTACTGTCGAGTCCATGCGACGGACTGATAACATTGACAGTAGTTAATTGTCTGAAGTAAGTGGCGTTAATCCATGCGCCAGTGTTTACTACACCAGAACCTTCGATTCTTTGCTGTTCTGAATTAAAATTGAGACTCATTTATGTTTACCCTTAAGTAACTAGAGTGATATCTAATACACCGATCCACTTAACTGTGGAAGATGTGGTTACAGTTGCAACTTCAAACGTAAAAAATGGATCTGATCCGATCGTAAATGCGTCTGGAGTAACTGACCAAGACTCTTGTCCTGGTGGATTGTTTCTAAGAATGTTTTCGTGTGATGCAGACACCACAGGAGAACCAGAAGCAGTATGAATTACAACGTCAAAAGTGCTAGCATGTACGTATTGAGAAGATGTAGTCTCTTGCCCAAACACATGTGCTCTTACAAAAGCAACACTGTTTTGCCCTAGAGGAATACTATTTGATGCCAGAGGCGTAGTTCCGTCAAGGGACAATTGCATGGTATTATTAGATGCATCAGTTACTCTTTTTAATAGAAAAGTATCTTTATTGGCATCGGTAAAATTATCACTAGTCATGTGCATAGCAGAAATATTCTTCAGAGCACGCTCCGTAGAGAGAACTTCTGTAGCCGCTACTGCATAGCCTCCAATAGACGAAAAATTGTTAATCGGCATGACTTTAGATTACCTTAGGTTATTTATACCTTGACCTTAGTGGTTGTAAACCTACCAGTGAAGGATGTGGATGATGTTGCGGCAGACGATTTAGCGAGAGCAATTGTAACAATACCACCAATAACGGAGATAGAAACGTCAATCAAATCGTTATCGGATGTTACTGAATTAGTGACAGTTGCGTATGCATTTGTACCTGCTGCAGCACATATAGAAGTTACTTCTACCATGTGTACTTTTCCGTCATCACTTTCAATCGTGATGAGAGATTTTGCTCCTTTGAAATCACTTCTAGTAAACTGAGCAAAGGAAGTTGATGTTGTGAACGATGCTAATTGACCACCTTCAACACGGCAGTCATCAAGTTCTACGAAGTCTGCTGTAGAATCGATTACTGTAAGATATGATTCTGTACCTGCTTGCCATCCACGGTTAACTTTAAATCCTGCTTCACTGCCATTTGCATCATAGCTAACAAACGGTTTGTTATCCATGAACGTAACAAGATCCTGATTCAGGACTTCTTGCTTGGTGAATGCGGCAGTTGCTCCACTAATAGTGTCAACTTCAAATGTGACATCATTATCAGGTGTAAGTCCACCTAGGAGGGTACCAGAAATAGTGATTACTTCATTAGCAGCGTATAATGTACCACCACTGTTGATAGTGATTGTTGATACATTTCCAGATCCATCGATCGTAACATCGAAAGTTGCTCCAGAACCATCAATTTGAGCACTAGAAGCGAGGTTTGTGAAACTACTATTTGGAGTATATGCTCCGTTTGTTGCTGTAATCGTAGCAGAATCAATAGTAGCAATTACACCTTGAGGAGGTACAGCTCGGAGTCTTAAACCTCCACTAATTTCAAGATCTCTCTTTGTTCTAATGGAAACAATTGCAGATCCTCTTGAGAGGAATTCAAAAGTATTTCCTGTTGTTGATGCACTATCAAAGACAGTAACAGATGGATAATCAAATTTGAATGAAGCTGCGTCCATTCTGACTCCCGTCATATTACTGCGGAAAGTCATCAAAGTATTATTTAAACTGAGGTTATTGATACCTGCAGCATAGAATTCAAAAGTATCTTCATCCTGACCTGGAGCAGACTCAGTAAGAATGTAAGTATCCTGATCAACGTCACGAACACCACCCAGAGAAACAAAGTCGGATCCGTTATAACCCTCAAATTGTAATTGAGTAGTATTGAAGCGAACCATACCAGTCAGTCTGTTCGCTGTCAATGGTCTCTGGTTTGTTGTTCCAGAAGGAATAACCAAAGCACTATTAGTATCGATTCTTACATCCTTTCCATTTTGAGGTTTGATATCAATACCAGCACCTTGAATGGCAGTAATCGTAAGAGTTTTTCCACTTCCACTTCCGATATTAGATGTATCCAGAACGATAGTATCACCAGACCTGTAATTAAATCCAAGATATCCTGTAGAAGGAGTGATCGCAGTGATATCTCCACCAGCGATGGTAACATCAAACTCAGCATCAGTTCCATTTCCAGTTGTAGATGATACTGCTACTCTTGTATAAGATCCATCAGTATATCCAGTCGCAGTTCCAGTTGCACTTACGGTCTTGACTTGACCGAAGGAAAGAGTTGAAGTTAAACTACTGTTACTAATAGTGTTATCTACAAGTTTCAGATTCTTACTTGCCTCAACAAATCCTTCAGATGAAAGATCACCTGTATTAGGTACTATGTTAAGAGTTTCTGAGGTTCCATCTGTAACTTGGATGAGATTATTTACATCTCCAGTGCCTTTAAGGATAAGATTTCCTTGTCCTTTTGGAGCAACACTAATATCTACATTGGCGTCAGTGCCAATTGCAGTGATGGAATTATCATTTCCAATTCTAAGTTGAGTTGCTGCAGCACCAATATCAATTTGTTCGTTGACTGCATCAATCTTGAAGAATGGTACAGTTTCTGTTAGGTTTTGATCTACTACAAAATCAGTAGAGAGGTCAAATCCAGTTGCGCTAATACTTCCACGTTGCGTTCCAGAGATAGTCAGACCAATATCATCAGCACCAGCGGCGTATAAACCAGTCGTTAAACTATTCTGCAGTGTGAATGAAGGAGTGGTTGCGGATCCATCTTGAATCTGAAGTTGACCATTAGTGATCGTGTTTACAGAACCATTAGCAGTTAAGTCTCCAGTTAATACAGATGTACCACCAACAGTCAGGTTGGTTCCAACTTGGACAGTTGCAGTGCTTTGAATATCTGGAGATTGTAATAATCCAGCAGAAGAAATAGAAGCACCATTACTAAAACTTACAGCTCCAGTCTCAGCAATGTTGAAATTAGTGCTAGTGAGTGAACCGTTAGGACTGTATTGGAATACTTCGGTTTCATTTACACTACCAACTGCAATCGCTAAATTGGATCCACTTCCCATTGGACTTGTATCCAATGAAAGAACATCACCGACGCTAAAGTTAAATCCTGCTGTTGATGGTGTTACAGTGTTAATAAATCCTGCTTTGGTGATTGTAAATACAAATCCACCACCGTTACCTACACTATCAATCGTAGCATCATCGACGCCAACGGTATCGTTTACTGCGTATCCAGATCCAGATGGAGAAATTAAAGTTACAGAACTAATTGAGGTGTCGTTTGTAGTGATACTATATGCAAATCCAGATCCACTACCAGCACCAAGATAAGTATTATCCGTAGATAAAGTATCACCTACCTTATAATCATCGCCTTGTGTTGTAATTCCAAACGAAGTAATCGTGCCATTTGCAGCAACCGTAACATCAGCAAGAGCTCCAGATCCAAACTCACCAACAGATCCAGCAGAAACTGTTAACTCTCCACCTCTTCCCATACCAGCACCATGCGTGGTGCATACGTAAGTAATAGGACCAGTAGCAGCAGATTTTACAACAACCTCAGCAAAAGCACCAGCGGTACCAGCAGTTCCCCAGTTTTGAACTACATACTCACCAAAAGTATATGTTCCTAAAGTCCATGGGTGACCAGTGTTAGAAGCATCTGATTGGTCAAATCGATATGTGTTACTAGTATTTAAGTTGATGGATGGAGTTTCTTGTCCGTTGATTGCGTATCTATCTTGGTTTTGCGACCATGCAAATACCGTACCACTTCCACCACCACTAGCAGTTGCAGTATCGCTAACAGTAAACTGAGAAGAACCAGTATTCAGATAAACGTAAGTATCGTTACCATCAGTAAACACGAAAGTTACTGTACCCGATCCACCAGAAGGATCTGTGATGGTATTACCTACAGCGATAGTTCCAGTAACACCTGTCAGTTGTACTAAATCTCTCTGGATAACAGTTACCGCATATGTGGCGGATGGACTATTATTAAAGAGTTGTACGTTAGTATAAGATGCAGGAGTGTAACCACTACCAGCATTAGTGATGTTACCACTAAGACCTAAAATTGTGAAAGATGCACTTGCTCCAGTTCCAGAACCAGTAATAGTTCTAAAATTAGTTTGATATACTCCTGGAGCGTATCCAGTACCACCATTAGTAATCGTTCCCTGTAATGGAAGAACTTCAACGTTTAATTCTGCTCCGAAACCATTACCGCCAAGGATGCTTACTGTTGGTACTGAGGTATAACCACCACCAGGAAGATTGAGAGTTACTGAAGAAACTTCTCCAGTTAATTTATTAATAACTGCAGTAGCTTCTGCATCTTGGTTTGTATCTGGACTTCCACCGATAAAAGCAATCGTAGGAATTACAGCATATCCCTTACCTACAGTGTTAAGAGTTACTGAATTAATTCCGAAACCGACAACAGCATTAACAACACCACCGCTACCAGTAGTATCTGTCCCATCAGGAGTAACTGTAACTGATGGAGCACTGGAATATCCGCTTCCTTGACCATTCAGGGTTACTGTAGAAATTGGAGAACCACCAATAACAGTCAAACTTGCAGGTGTGCTTGGAGATCCACCATTGATAGTCACGGATGGTGTAGTGCTATAACCAACACCTCTAGATGCGATACTGATGGCACTAATAGCACCAGAAGTTAAAGTTACTGTTGCAACTGGAACTGCTCCAGTTAAAGTATGGAATTGACCTTGAGTTCCAGTTCCAACACTAATCGCAGACCCGCCACTGGTAGCAGAGAGTTTAAATCCAGCATCATTGGATTCTACGACGTAATAAGTGTTGCCGTCGGTAAGACCAGTAAGGGTAGTGTTTCCACCATTTCCATAAACAACAGCATCACCATCAATGAAAGGATGACTTTGTTGTGCAAAAAGACCTGCAACTGGAAGTGCTCCATCAAAAGAAAATACTGGAGCAGTTCCAAAATCTAAAGTTGGTGTAGATCCATAACCAGCACCACCATCAGTAATATCGATTCTTGATAATTTTACAGAACTCGTATTAAGTGAAACTGTTGCTGTTGGAAGAGTTCCACCTGTTTCTTGAGGAGCACTGAAAACTAAAGTTGGTGCAATTGAATATAAAGATCCTCTACTTGTAAGGGTCAATCCACCGTCAAGTTTAACGGTACCATACGTAGTTAAAGTTGCAGTTGCAGTTGCTAAAGTGTATGGATCAGATCCTACGTTAGTAAAACTAAAAGTTCCAGCGTCGTAACCACTTCCTTCATTTGTGATATTGACTGTTGCAATCTCAGTCTTAAAGGTTAAGAGTTCTCTGTTTGTATAAAGACCTGCTGCAGTAAATCCGTGGCGTCTCTTTCTATCAACCTCAAATGCAATACTACCCTCAGCATCTCCATTAAAAGATGACTTTTTAGATGCGTCAAAATAGAGATTTTCTTCTGCTCTAAGTTCAGAACGAAGAATGATATCCTGTTGACTTGAAGGGTCAATGATGATATCACCAGAGGTAGAACTTATGGTGTTTCCAGAAAGTCTAAGATTTCCCGTTTCAATAAAAGCTGGGAAAATTGTTGTGGTACCAGTAGCATCACTTAAGGTGATGTTTGCTGCCTGCTGAGCTGTGCTAGTTGCCTGGAATGAAACGTTACCTGTTTCCTGATCTACGACAAATGCATCACCAACACGGAAATCTCCCTTCTCGTTAGTTGCAGAATAGAAGATACGACCACCATTCAGTTCGCTAACCTCATTCGCAGGAACAGCGAGATCTGGGTCGTTTGTAAAGTCTGCGTTTGCTCCGATATATGCAAAGTTATGTGCCGTGAGAAGCAGTTTTACGCCTGCTCCATCGGCAATTGCACCCTTATTACCATAAATGTTAGCAGAAGAGATTGAACGCAGTTCAGCGCCAAACTGAGCGTAGTCTGCAGTCAGTAAGGATGTTGCAGAATCTCCACCGTCAGAACGAATATCTTTTACGCCTTTTCCGCTATCTGAAATAACAGTTGCTCCATCAGTCCCATCGAAATGGAGTAAGAGGACTGTGAACAAATCTGTTGTAAATGCTGCTGCTGGTGGGGTAAAGTTTCCTGTATATCTTGCAGAATTTTTAGATACACGGACCTCATCAGTGTGACCACCAAATTCATTCGCTCCTACATAGTCTCCACCGAGAACCAATGGTTTGGTTACACCATAATCATTATTATCTGTATATGTACCAAGTGAAGTTCCATTTAGGAACAATCTAGTTGTGCCACCCGAACGAGCAACAGCAACGTGATACCAAGTATTAGAAGAAAGAGTGCCTCCACTAATTTGTGATGTATTTCCTACTCCATAATGTAAGGTAGTTCCATCCAAATACAATACTGGAGCAGTATCAGTTGCGGATGCATTTCTGAAGTCGATGAATGTTTGTACACCCGATACTGCTGCAGGTCTAATGAAACATTCAACCGCAAAATTCGTAGTACCAAATCCAAAGTCGCTATCACTTGGAAATACTACATGGTCATCAACACCGTCAGTGAGGAGAGATGCTGTTCCAAACTTAAATTGTGCTGTATCTACCTGAGCGTCACCAGCAATGACTCCATTTTTACCAGTTGGAACTCCAGTGGTAAATTCTCCAATTCCTTTTCCATTGATGAATACATATGTACCATCATTGGACGCAACGGTTCCATATGCGTCTGCTTTCTTATATGTGATGTTACCGCTGGTTGTTCCAGATGAAGTATCAGTAACTTCAAATGTATTTGTTGCTACGTTAGCAACAGTGTAATATCCATCAGTTCCATTACCACTAGTGTAATCTGCATAGACTACATCACCATTAGATAATCCGTGAGCAGCTCTAGTTGCAGTTACGGTTGATCCACTTCTGCTATATGTTCCAGATTTAAATCCATCCTCTAACTGATAGATAACCTCTGAAGGAGCAAAAGTTCCAGATACACCAGATAACTTAAGACGTGTTTGACCTGCTCCAGCACGTCCAGTAGCACCCTGAACACCCTTAATACCTTCAGCAGCGAAGTATACAAAAGAGTTTAACCACTCAACGCGAACACCATTGGTAACAAGTAGACCAACGGAATTTGGAACAATAAAGGTTACTTCATTAAAAAGAACCGCAGATTCAATTGTAGTTGAAGCGAATACTGCTCCATCGAGTTTAGCGCCTCTACCAGCATCTCCTTGTCCATATCCATATGGATCTGTGCTAGAAGTTACACTTCCTTTTGTTAATACAGTTACTCTCTCAATATAAGGACTTCTTTCTGAATTATTAGATGCTGCACATACAAAACCGTAACCAGTATCGTTACCAGAATTGTAGAAGAAGTCTTTTACAGTAAGATCGGAGACATGACTATCCCCTTCTAATACAAATGCGTTAAGATCGTTAGTCCCTGTTGTTGGATAGATTTGAGTTGATCTTAAGTTAGCACCACGTACAGTTACCCCGTCAGGAACCGTTAGTGGGAAAATTTCTTGATATAATCCAGCTTCAATATAAACAGTATCTCCCGATGTAGCTTGAGAGAGAGCGTATGCAACTGTTCTAAATGGAGTCTGCTTAGTCTTACCGTTAGCATTACCATTTGCCAAACTTAAAACGTCACTACCATTGGCAGCAACGTGCAAAGAACTTCCAACCCCGTTCGTAATTCCGCTTGACAACATATTAGTTGTCACTGTTGCTGGATTTGGAACAGTGTTAGCAACCTCGGTAATGCTACCTGAGTTGTTTACATATAATTTTTTGTCAGCAATATTAAGAGCAACTTCGCCGTCAGCTAAATTCGCCGTCGTCGGAGTCGCTAGTGGTGTTGTTGACCTTTTGAGTTTGATCTGGGTTGCCATCTATACCATTCTCAGTAGACTGGGATTCTTTATTGATACTATTTAACTGACTTTGCAAATCAGAAATTTGCGCCTCCAGCATCACATTTGTCAAAGTCAAGTCAGAAATTTTCTTTTGTAATGTAGCAATAACAATTTGTACGTTCATAACTTAGTCGTCAGAAAGTGCCGCCATCGATCGTTGTAGTCCAAACAGGAATACCAGATGAATTGACGGTAAGAATTTGGAAGGAAGTTGTAGCGTCACTAGTGCCAGAAGCGGGAGTAACACTCAAAGCTCCTGAACCATTACCATATAAGATACCATTTGTAGTAAAGGTACTTTGTCCTGTACCACCATACTGAACTTCCAAGTCAGTATCAAGTTCCAGATCACCTAGAACTACGGTACCACGGTTCCCATTTACACCGAAGACTGTATTGGTGTCTGTGGCATCTTCAATAAAAGTCCATGCACCTAGTCCATCGGCACCGCCCGTGCGGTCAAAACCAAAGAAACCGAACTTAGCAGATCCACCTTCAAAGTAGTGAACTTTAACACCACGATCAAGAGCGTCATCTGCACCGCGAGTTACTGTTAAAGATGCTCCTTCAGCGAGACCTGCGCCTGTGAGGTTGGCACTTAAAGTAAGAGTCTTAGTACCAGTATTAATTGAACTGATAGTAACACCAGCACCGATGATGCCAGATACGGCAGCAACGGCGTCACCTGCTTGAAGACCATCCAGCTTGTCAACTACGACATCTGCTTGTCCTGCTGCAGCAACAGCTTCAACATTGAGGACTGTTGTTGGATCTCCTAACTCGATGGTAGGATCGTTAACTGACATATTTGCCGAGTTAACAGTTGTCGTAGTACCATCAATCTGAAGATCACCCTTGATAATAACCAAACCAGAGGCATCGCCACCTGCAGGATCAGGATCAAGGATCATCTCAGTACCAGAAGTGGTAGAGATTACATTACCATCAAGCTTCAGTGAGTCGATAGTAATCTCACCAGTCTGAGCGGTATTACCTGTGATTGTAGTTTGACCGTTAAAAGTTACTCCGTTAGCAAACGTAGTTGTTGAATTAACAGTCAGAGTATCTGAACTTGCATCACCAATGGTAGCGTCTCCTTCAACAAGAAGAGCTCCTGTGGAAGTTTGACCTGCAACACCGACACCACCAGCAACGGTGAAAGCACCTGTGGTGGAGTTGGTGGAAGCTGTAACGTCAGATAACTTAAGTGCGACTCCATTATCGTATTCCCAATCTGCCCCATCAACTCTTACTTTATCTAGAGTTGCTTCGTCGTAACGAATGCCTCCATCTTTATTATTACCAAAGTAGATACGCATGTCATCAGCAACACGCAGGTCGGGGGTGCCTGCTACACGCTTGATGTCTAATGTGCCATCTGCATCAGTATATACAAGTTCTACATCTCCAGTCGTACCAAACTCAAGTTCTTGTCCATCTTCAATTACAAGCTTACCTGTTCCGTTAGCTCGGAAAATAAGATCGGTATCTGTAGTGGAAGTTGTGATGACATTTGCATTTAAATTGATGTCATCGACATTCCAATTGTCGATTTTGCTGTTGCTATCGACAAGTACAGCAGAACTCGCTGTTAAGGTACCATGAACATGATCCAACAGATCTGTAAAGTACCTACCACCAACAACCTGGGCAGCACCATTATTGTCACCGACGAATAAACGGTCACCCTGGTTTGCTTGAGTACCAGTACCACTTTGAGTTACGGCTAATTCGCCGTATGTAATAGTACCTGGCGCTGTCGTGCCTGTACTTCTTTTAATAAGGATGGATGATGCCATCAGAACGAACCCCCGTTGATCGTGATGTTATTTAATACGTTAGTTGCGACGAACTTGCTATTTGTTTGGTCATAAACTAGAACTGACCCATCTTGCAATCCGCCTTGTGTGGTGTCGGTAAGATCGATATCCGATAACCCACCGATACTTCCTCCACCGCCTCCAGTAGCAACTCTCGTTACTCTAGGTACAGATTGGTCTCCGAATCTTAATCGTGCCATCAGATAGTAACCCCCTCAAGAACACTTACAGAACCTTCCAACACCCTTGATTTGACTCCAGTGCTAGAAGTAATAACGACATCATATACGTATCTACCAGACTTCATTGCGGCAGTTACAGCATTCCCTAGAGAAAGTTGAATTTGTCCAGCTGTAGCAGGCGATAAAATCGCAGCAGTTACAGTAGTGGATGTACTACTTGTGTAGTGTTTCTTAATTAGGCAAGCAACACTATATCCAGTCAAGTTAAAAGCGGTCCCGTTATCGTTTTCTACAGTGAAATCGATATTAAAGTCAGAACCTTGATAAATCAATAAATTGGATACAGCAGAAGCCATGCTCTAAAGAATTCCTTCTATTATTTAGCTCATTGGTATTTATCGATCTTCAAGGAGACTTTTTACAAGACTCTTGAGTTCGTCTATCTCATCTCGCAGATCGTTCAAGGTACGATCTTTGCGTTTTGCTTCTTCTCTTGCCTGGATATATGCTTCATATCCAGTCTGATCCATATTCACAATTGCATTAGAATTTTTATCCCTGCCGAGGTTAGAATGCCCCTCGACAGGTATCAATTCAACATAGTCTTCATTTGTCATGCTAAAGCAATAATTCTTAAATCTTTGACCCTAGGTATGTATGGTTGATTGTAACCGACTAAAGAAATTTTGATTTGGAATGCATCAAAGTTTCCAAGATCGTCAACTGTAAATTCAAAATCTTCAAACTCTTCTGGATTATTCTGTGCGATGATTTCACCACTATCAGGTTTTCCATTTGTGTTAAAGAATTCAAAGTCGAGATCATCAACATTACCACCAAATCCAACAGGAACCATTTTATACATCACTCTAATGTTAGATTGAGTGAAGATGTTTCCAGCAAGCATTACTTTAAGACCAGTAGCACCCTTATCAAGTCTAGCAAGTCTAGTGATGTAATTTGCTACGCATTCTCCACCAATAGTTTTCGACGGTTCAATATTATTGTAAACGTTTCCAGTAGTAACGATAGAGCACTTTTCAAGATCAACTACAGGAGAAAGATTATCTCTTTCAGAAAGGAAATCAATCTCCATAGTAAATGATTTTTCACTGTTCATTCTATTGATCTCATTCAACTCAGATGCAATCATCTTAGTTGCAGTGAAGTAATTGATTTCTCCAAGAGTTACATCAGCGTAAGTAGTATCCTTGACAAAAGAAGTTTCAGCAGATACTCCAGATGGGAAAGGTCCACAGGAAGTTGCGCTAGTAGCGAGGACGCGAGCAACTAAAGAAGTTTCTGGTTGCTGTTGATTCTGAATCTGTGGAGTAAGTACATCCCAAGGAATATTTTGAGAGACCGTAATGTTTGGACCACCTGCACTAAGAGACGAACCAGCATTTTTTCCAGTAATTCTTAAGTTATAGGAATGTGGACTGTTGATGCTAATAATTCCACCTGTAGTGCTGCTATGAGTTGTGTTAATCAGAGGTAATGGAATACCTGCAAGGTTAAAACACTCAACGACAGCATTGTCAAGGTGAGCTTTACCTGTGCCAGTTCCAGAACCGTTTGTCCAGCTTCTACCAGTTACGGTTCCTGCTCCATGACCAACAACGTTAATGACATTTCCGTTAATTGCCTCATATGCAACAACTTCATCACCACTTCCATCTTCTTCTGCACCAAGAATTCTGATAAATCCTGGATTAGATGCACTAACAGCAGATCCACCAATGGTAGTGTGAATATCACTGGCATCATCAACAGTAATTTGAGATGCGGTAGTTCCAAATCCACCACCCATGTTAATTGCTGTGTCTGCAATTTCAGAAATTACACCATCAACCTTGACATAGTTGAGGTTGGATTGCATACCATGATTAGAATGGAATACTCTAATCTCATCACTTCCAGAGGTAAGTAAGAAAGAGTTTGGTAACAAGCGAAGGAATCCACCATTACCTTCTCCCAACTGTGCATTGTTAAGGACAAGTTTGGAGTTTGCAGATGTGGTTGGAAGAGTAAACTTACATCTGTAGATCTTAAACATCAGATCCTCAAATTGAGAAGGAGTCCAAGTAGATGCGTTTTGAGACTTGAACAGAACACCGATATATGGTTGTTCAGAGATCTTCTCACCAGAGTGAGTAGCATCAATAGCGTCCTTACCTAAGATAGAAATGAATGTCTTATAGTTGTTAGAGTCTGAAGTTAGAACTAACGCAAATTCCTGTCTGTATGGGATATAAACTGGAGATTCAAATGTAAACGTGGTTGGAGTAGATGCGTCTTCAGAAATGAATACCTCTTCTGGTTCTTTGACAACTTTAGACAATGGAACGATAACTTGTGTTGGAGTTCCATTTACAACAGTTCTAATATCAAGAGATACTGGAATCTCAGAGTCTTTGCTTTGGAAGAACAAATCTACCTTACTGAGATATACACCACCTTCTAATCCAGACTCATCTACAAGGAAAGTCTGTGCAAGTGGGTCAATGAATCTTGTTTGTGTACTTGAAGATGTATTAACAAGAGTTCTTTCTTGTCTCATTTCTTCAGAAGTAACTCTTGCATTTCTTACAGAAATGATAGTTTCTTGCTGAGTTTGGAGAATACCTGAAGAAGTGAATTCTGATTCTGCATTGGAATCAGACAATCCAGGAGTTCTGCTATCATCATTCTGGTCAGTGAGTCTAAAGAGTCTCGTTCCAGTCTTAAATTTCTGATTACCAGATACATTTGGATCGGCAATGAAGAAACTTCCTCTAAGTTTTCCAGCACCGTCAGTAATCAAAGATTTATCATTTACTTTTGCAATGGCACCAGAAGTCTCTCCGACAAGATAGTCATTAAGTTTTGGAGAACCATAGTAAGTTCCTTTTGCTTGATCTGCAAGCGCCTTAGTATCAATATTGATAAATCCTAAGTTGGAAGTGTAATCACTGAGAGCAGTAATGCTTGCCCCGTCAAGAGGGTTAATTGTATTACCTTCATTTGGAGCAACTGCTTTTGCTTTGAATCTAAAGTTGCCGTTGGCATCCTTAACATAAACAGTCTCACCAATTTGGAAAGGAGTGCTGTTAGTCTTAGAATCAACTGAAGGATCTTTTACAAGTCCAATAATTTTTGGAGTAATATTTGCAGTTGATACAGCAATTCCGTCAAAGAAAGCAAAGAACTTAGTTCTAGGTTTGAGTTTCTTAACGTCAAACTCAATGTTTCTAGAACGCATAAAGTTGATGTGCTCTACAGAAACAACTCTATTACCTAAAGACTGTTGTTCAATGATAGGAGTTACTCTAAAGCGGATACCAGTTCTGGTTTGCCTTGTAGTTGTTGTAGTAGTTCTTGTAGTTCTAACTCTAATTCTTCTCTTTCCTTGTCTATCTCTATTTTCGGAAGTAGATGTAGAAGTTCCTGTCCAAGTTGTTTGCCAAGAATTCCATTGAATTGGTGCAAAACCATTCTGATCGGCATTGAAGTCACGAACAGTTGTAAGGAAGTTACCCTCTAAGGTTGGTCCTTTGATTGGAGAAAGTGATTTTGTATCTACCCAGTTGTCGGATTCTGGGAAGAGTGTAACATCACCAATAAAAGTAAAGACGTTAAATGGGTTGACGTTCTCTACACCAGAAGCATAATCTTGCTGGAGTAACAGTTCATCTGTAAATGGTAGAGTTACAAGACTACCAGTTTGTTTGATATTTGTAGAGGATGTTCCAAAAACAAGAGGAACCTGAGTGGTGTAGTGACTTGGACGTAATTCACCTGCTTCAAAATCAACAGAAACTCTATAGTCTGGATGTAAAGTGTCACTAGTGGCAAGACTTGCAAAGTTGTCAACGATAAATCCATTTTTAAATCTATCGAGACCACTGGTGTCTCTAATGGACATGTTTGCAGTCTCACTTTCAAGTAAAGAAAGTTGAGTATAATATTCTAAATTCTTGATTCTTTCATCAAGTTTTTGAATATCTCTAAATGTATATCTTCTGAAGTTTGTCTCAACAATACTTACATCATCTTCAACATCAAATACGTATGGATTGTAAGTGATGGTAGCAAGGAGCATTGCATCATCGATATCTTCTGGTTGAACCAGAGACTCAGATGGGGATCCCTTTACAATTTGAATAACGTTATCTTTGTTGAGGAATACCTTGTCAATTCTTCCGAGGTAGTGCTCGTAACTAATAATTGTACTATCACTTCTTCCTGGAATACCAACTAAGTTTCCAGTAAAGGCACGATTGTTAAAATCAAACTTACCACCAGAGGTCAAAGTGAATGGTGATGTTCTAGAACCAGATCCACTAAGATTTGATGGAACAATTGGTCTATAGTCAATTGCATCACGGAGAGGCAGACCAAGGTAACTTGGAATCTCTTTATACTCTGATGCTGGATAGGAGTCTACTGTATAGAAACCAGTTCCACTTGTAGTTAAGAATCTATCAAAGATGACGATAATCTTATGTGTTGGTGCAGTAAAACCTGCTTTTCTTACAATTCTAGAATAGTCATAATATTGATCTCTTTGACCATCATCTAAAGTGTAAGTATCGGTAATGTCTTTAGATCCTAAAACAATAGAACCAGCTACAATAGTCAATGATGCATTTGGACCAGAAATAGTCTCAGCATCAGTAAACTTATCATCACCTACAGGGATGAAGTAAACATAGTTACTATCAATAGAAACTACTCTTGCTCTAGATCCTGAGATAGATCCAGTAATAATATCGTCAATTTGAAGAGATCCATTCAAATTAGTATACTGGAAACTTGGCAGAATTGGATCTTGGTCATCCTTAGATTCCAAGATCGCCTTAATTTTAATTACATCTGCACAACCTAAAGAAATCTCATTATCTTCGATTCTATAACCATAACCAGAAGCGTTGCTGGACAAACCGTTGATTGCAGAACCAGTAGTATCATCAATCTTAAGGATCTTCATCCTTTCGGTTGTCTTGACCTTTGCAGACCTATCACTTTGGAATACGGTAGCAATGACCTCAACACCAGTTACAGCGTTGTCTAAACCGCTTACAGTAACCGATGACTGAGTTCCTGCAGCAGCACTGAAGGTTGGAGATCCACCAGAGGTTACAATCGTTCCTGTTGGCATTGTTCCACCACCAGCAGTAACAATTACAAAGAAATCATCAGCATCAGTGGCATCTCTGAATGAAAGACCAGTGCCAGCAGTCAAACTGAAAGATCCAGAAGAAACACTAATACCAGTATAACTTTGTCTGAAGAATCCAGATGGAGCAACTGTATTATTTTTATTTGTGTTCTTAATTGCTAATTGACCAATATCACTTAAGAGAACACGATTATTAGTATCCTTGATTTCTGGTCTGGTTCTTACTAAAGGACTAGTAATTGCAGAATTAGTAAGAGTGGTAGATCCAAGACGAGTAATATTAAAGCTAAAGTTATTAGTAATAGAAGTAACTTTTGCTTTATGACTTGCATTGTTATTAGAGAACTCGATAATATCATTGAGTCTCAATTGAGACACAAAGTTAGACAGGGTTGCTGTTACTGTAGCATTTCCTCCAGAAACTCCAGAGAGAATAGGACCAGATCCAGGTAAAGCAACTTTTACATCTAATTGAACATCAGCAGTAAATCCGCCACCAGCAAGTTGTTTTACATCACTGAAGTTATATGCATATGCAGCGGTGCTTGTAGCAAAGGTGCTACCATCACTAGCAAGAAGAGTTTCTGCTTGTGCAAATGTACCAGTTACACCATAAACATAACCAGTTGTACCAGAACCAGTCGCAATGAAACCTTTAGCGCCAGAAGTCGCGCCAGTAATTTGGTTGCCCGCAGTCCAAGTTACACTATTGGTAGTTAACTTAGTGTACAGAGTGGTGTCTGCAACATTTAATCTATAGATGGTATCACTAGTGTCTCTTGTACCATCCTCATAACTGAAACCATATACTCTAGTTTTACCGATAATGGTTCCGTTAGCTGAACCAGGAGTAGTGTTTTTCTCATCGCGCAACTCAATTGTCTCATAAAGAGATGGTGCTTGATGTGTATTACTAATAAGAATGTGGTTTCCAAAAGAAGCACTTAAAGACTGACTGTCTTTACCAATAAAAGTTCTTGGTTTATCTACATCCGTATAAGTTGCAGACTGTTTCTCAGTTCTAAATCCAGAGATATATGCAACACCAGCAGACAATTGAACTGCTACCTTATCTTCGGATGCAACATTACCATTAGCGGTTGTTGCTCCAACGTCATATACACCATTATTAAATCCATCGTTGAGGTTTTCTCTTACATCAACATCAAATTTTTTGACGTAATAGTCACCAGACTCTTCTCTAGTTCTGTTTGCCAGAACCTGATTGATAAATCCAAGATCACTTCTTACGACCTTTTTCTTAATAGCTCCAGTATCAGTTCTAAGAAGTTCAATAAAGTCAGCAGAGTTAGGATCTGTGACATTCTTCTTGACCAGAGTCAGATTAATCTTGAATCTATCTGCACCAGGAGCGGAGAAGTTAGTGCTTCCGATAGCATTATCGTAGAGAGTTTCATCTTCATCTGCAGTGATGAGTCTCTCTTCTACTTTTAAACCAACTTTATATGTTGGTGTAGTTCCATACTGATCAAGAATAAGAGTTTGTTCTAGAACAGGTACAAAGTAACCCCTTACAAAATAGATACCAGCGCCAATGTTAGCAGTAGAACCAGTAGAACTTGAGTTTGAGTTAAGAAGTTGTGCTAATGGTGTTCCTGCAGAAATAGTTGTAGACTGATATGTAATATCTTCTTCACAAGTCAGAACTTCACCATTAGTGAATGTTGTAGTAGTATTATCGCTTGCTTTTTGTAAATACGTTACATAAAACGTAATATTGTTTCTTTCTGAAGTAGCAGCAGAAATAGAGAATGAAACTCTAGCACGAACGCCAGATGTAGCGCCTTTAATAACTTTTCCGTCAATGGCAGCACGATATAACTCAACATCAAGGTTGAGGTATGTGTTCTGAATTAAGACTGCAGGAAAATCGTTATTAAGAGTAATTCCACCAGGAACTACTACAGATCCTTCCTTGTATACACCTTGACCAAACGTGTCAATCTGATTCTGCAGAATACTCTGCAGAGTCGTCAGTTCTCTAGCTTGAACTGGATACCCTGGCTTAAAAAGAACTTTTAGAAACCCCTTATCCGAGTCAAAGTCGTCAAAATAAGGGGCGATGTTCAGGTTGGTATTCTGTGCCATTTAGAATTCTATTACTACTTTGAGCTCTTCATTTTGGTCTGCCGATCTGGTGATCGGATTCCTATTATCTATGTAGAGGACTTCTCCAGAGTTAATTTCAATTTCTTGGTTAGCATAACCACCAATAAAGGAGAGACCTAATTCATAAACAGAAACACCAATGGTGATCTGTGATACTGGAATTGTACTTGTACCGAAAGTGGAGTCTGGGGTTGCAGTGACGTTAGAATCCGATGTAATTTCATTAGCACCAGAAAACTCAACTACATTACCCTGATAGACGCCATCAGCAGAGTCTTGTACATACTTAAGTGTTTTTGTTGTTGAATTGTAAGAAACAACAAATCCCTTTGCATTCGTAGTTGTCTGTGTGATGATATCGCCAGGTGCAAAGTTTCCGCTAGGTGTTCCCGCTCCAGATTGAGGGAACTTGATTGCTCTAGCAGAGGATCTAGTATTTTGATTTGCTACGGTTGTAGTATTGAAATCAAATGGATTCAGTACAAGACCAATTCTTCTATATGTAAGGTCGCTTGGAAAATCAACAAAAGCGTTAGTTGTCTCTAACTTAGTAGAGAACATCAAACGATAAGATCCAAGTTCTCTTGCAGCGTCAGATCCATGACCTCCATTTGGAGGGATAACAACATCCAATGACGCCAATGTTCCACTACCTATGTTTGGAATCAGAGAAACATCTACAGTTCCAAATGTATAACCAGAACCAGCAGTGGTCATGATAACAGATGTAACAGACCCAGATACCACTGTAACTGTACAGAATGCTTGGGTTCCACCATTGATTTCCCAATCACCACGAACAGGAACGTTTGTATATGTTCCGTTATTGTATCCAGTTCCAGCGTTTTCTACAACGATGGTATCAACAGAACCTTGACTGGCAGCGGATTTTACAAGTGTGTTTGTAAGAACTGGAATGAATTCAGAAGTAACAAATTTCAGAATGTTGTCAGCATCAATAGTATACATGTACTTCCATCTGTATGAGTACACGCCAGCACTGTCACCAGTTTCAATAACCGTAGTGGATGTTCCTGTAGGTTCTACCAATGATGGACGACCCTTAGGGAAGTCTGGACTTTGACCGTTATACAGACATTTGTATACATTAAACTCACTATTCATTACATAATAGTTTGAGTCAAATAATCTTGAAGATCCGTTAGAAGTTGTTTTTGATGGTGAATAATCTGGTTTGTACATTGAATATACTTTTCCAGTTCCACCAGTAGTATTCACAGGATCAATCCAATCAATCCTAGGAACAACTAGAGCGGTATCTGCAATATCAATTCTTTTGAATGCCACAGAGTCTCTATATGAGTCTCGATGATACTCAAAACTGTCAATAGGCTCGTTAGCAGGAGGAGAATCTGGTGTTCCCCATGTTTTTGCGCGACCAATGAACATGTACACTCTATTCGTACTGAGAAGAGTGTCCCTGAAACTTTCAGCGGCGTAAATTCTAAATTTATCAGTGACTAATGCCATGCCAATTGAGCTTTCTAGTTATTTATAATGATCTCAGACGGATCTCTGGGAGAAGTGAGATGTTTCCACTTGTAGTTCTAGCAAATGGATATTCTACGGAGAATTCTGTAGAACTAATGAACGTTACTTTATAACTTCCATCAAATCCAGTTCCACTTGTATGCTTGAGATAAATCTCCATTCCAGTGCTGAGGTTGTGAGCACCTGAGGTGGTAACTGTACATGCTGTACCAGAAGAACTGTAAGTTCCTGTAACAATAGTGTTAGCAAGACCAACTCCAGTAGAAGGACCAGTTCCATTGAAACCTCTACCGTTAGTTGCAACGGTAAATGTATTTGCAGATACATCTCTAGATCCGTAGAGAATTCTTTCTACAACCCAAGCAGAACCATTCCAGACTTTTATCAAAATTTCACCCTCGTCTGGGAATCCAATAGATTGAGAACTATTCCAATAAACGTTTTCTGCAGTAATAGTTGTTGCAGTAGCGTTTATTGATGCAGAAAGATATGTATTTGCTAATGGAGTTGCATTAGAAATAATTCTATCTCTCTGAGCTCTTTCAATAGAAACTGGGTGACATGGAATTACGTTTGGTGTGGTTACGTAACCAGATCCAGAACGTAAGTTAATTACACCTGTTACCTCACCAGTGTTCGGAGAAATAGTAGTTTCTGCAAATGCACCTTGACCACCACCACCAGTAAATACCAAGATTGGTGCTACCTCAAAGTTTCTTCCTGGATTGATAATGCTGATAGAAACAACTCTACCATTTGATACAAATGCACTAAACTCTGCTTCAGTTGGGCGCAGTCCAGTATATTCATATGTATCAATTGTAGTAGAACTACTAACCGATGCCAAAATACGATCTGATCCTTCACTTGCAATTTGAACAATATCGTCGGGATCTAAAGAGTTGTATGTATCTTCAATCAAGACATCATCAGAGGATCCCAAATATGCGTACATAACAATGTTAGAACCAGATCTAGGTGCCTCAGTAAACTCAAGTTGAGACCCATTGAGATTGTATGCGACTCCTGGTTCCTGATAAACTCCATTGATAAAGATCAACAGGTTACCAGAAGGATCGGTATTTGGATCATCAGACTCAATAGAGAACGGACTTGTATTTTCTGTGATGATGAAAATAGTAGAAGAACTATCCGCAAAAGGAGAGATGTCATCTAAAAGATTCAACTGTCCAAAGTAGAAGCAATAGAAGTCCATGTTGCCCAGTGGAGCTTCATTAAAGGTAATATTACTTCCAGTGTAAGTATAGGACTCATTCGTTCCCTTAATTTGCAGAGTGCTATTCAAGAATAACAAGAAGTTGTCGGAAGCTGGTAATGAATAGTTAACTCCACTTACCTGTGCAGTAAACGTTGTATCTACACCGTCAAATGTGACATCATTAATCTCAACTTGGAATTCCTGAGTTGGAGTTCCTGCTAATGTTGCGGTGACAATACCATCATTACTATATCCAGATCCAGCAGCATTGATACTAATAGAGACTACTGATCCACCAACAACAGAAATATTTGCTGTTGCTCCAGATCCAGTACCTCTCTTATTGATTAATGGTTCAGCAGTATAAACTCCATCAGTATATCCAGCACCAGCAATCAAACCATCAGTGGTATTAAAGTCTTTGATGCCATCACCAAAAGTATCAAGCGTAAATGCATTGCTGTAACTTGCTCTATCAAAATACATAATCAAAATATCAGAACCCTCTAGAGGTGCTTCAGCAAAAGTAATTACGTCACCTGTAAAACTATATCCTGCAGGGTTTTGAACAATGCCGTTGATCATCACCATCAACTGACTCTTAGCAGCAGTTTTATTTAAAAATGTGCTGATATCTGAGTTATCAACTCTGAGTTTAAATTTATTGTTAATACCATCAACAGTCAGTTGGAGTTGATGAGAAGAACCAGTTCCCAATGCAGTCAATCCAACAATAGATCCGCTTGGTGCGTCTAGAAGACGAATTGTATTGGCATCAACAACATCTACGTAATATGCAGAGTCCGCAGAAAGTCCACCAATAGGAGTTCCAGTTCTGAGATTTGGATAATTACCTTGATCTACATTTGGAATTGTTGCTGGATTGTCAATCGCTTGAGTTAGGATTTGAGCTAAAGTAGTGATTGTGCTCTGTACATTTGCACAAGCATTAGGATCAACTGTGACTGTCAAATCTGTATTTGGTTGAATTGAAGTGTATGTTCCTGTAGGTAAACTATTATTGATTGCAAGTAAGGCAAGATCCCTTGCGTAATTATATGCAGCAATAGTCTCTGCTTCCTCTCCACCGATATGAAGAATAGAATTTGTAGGAGTAGTTCTAGTAACACCAGTCAAATTGCCAGGACTACCAGTTGTTCCAACTGCTTGAGTGAGAATACCAAACAGAGTTGTCATTGCGGAGACAACATTCTGACAAGAGTTTATATATCCACCACCAGTAGTTCTAGTAGCGTGTGACATGCTATCTGTAGTTACCGCAGTAGTTACGATTGCAAACAGAGTATCAATAGTAGACTTAATAGCAGCACAACCACCTGGATCTACAGTAATCGTATTGTCAATTGTTTGAGTTAGTCCATGAGAACCTTGAATAGTAATGGTCTCATTATTGATAGCTTGTCTACACATATCTCTTGCGAGATTCATGATTGCTACTGTCTCTGTTTCTTCTCCATCAACATGAGAGGTTCCAACATAGTAATTTGCAGCATCGTAGGTATAGTTGTTACCACCACTAGCAACATTCTTGGAAACTTCGTTGATAACATCAATAACATCATCAACACAGTTCTGAGATCCTGTTGGTACAGTGAAAGATGGATTTGCAATTAAATATTGCTCAACTGCTTCATTAGCGATAAAAGTCTTATTGGATTGAAGTAAGTTGTAAGCATCACCATTTCTATCAGCAACATATCCAAGTGGATCGATTGAAATACTAGGATCAGTGTATTGAGTTCTAGAGGTGTGTGCTGCTGTAATTGGATAGTTTTGAATTACATCCTCACAGAGTTCCAACGCAATGTTGAATACCTGAACGGTTTGATTTTCTTCTCCAGCAACATGAGCACCACTTACATAGAGATTAGCAGCGTCGTAGACCTCGCTATTGCCACCATAAGCAGTGTTATATGCAATAACCTCAACAATATCAATAACGTCGTCAATACAATTCTGACTTCCTCCTGGAACAGCAAACGAAGAGTTAGCTGGATCAGCAAGCATTCTTCCAACTGCTTCTTCTGCAATAAACTCTTTATTTGCTCTTAACAGGTTTCTGGCATCTCCATACCTATCAGCAACTAGTACAGTTGTACCAATGTAAGAGTTAGCAGCAGCAACCGTAAATGCGTTTCCACCGTAACGTAAGTCATTTGCCCATGCAGCAATAACTAATCTAGTATCTCTAGCACAGACAGATCTATCGTAATCTGGAAGTTGACCATTAGTGAGAGATGGATAGGTTGCTTCCAACCAACCAATTGTCTCTTCTACAATGTAATCAATATTGGCAATAATAAGATCTCTAGCATCTAAGAATCTATCACCACCAGCATCATATACAACTCTTTGATTTGCAACTAATCCATGATTGGTTAGAGTGATCTGATTAGATGTTGTGTTGACAATACTAGAAGATGTTGGATTAAATGCAACAGATCTTGAATTGACACTATCAACTTTAGATACTACACAAGTAAGGATTTTTTGGATATCTAAAAGTTGTCTTCCAAACAGAAGAACTTCTGTTGGTACCGCTGCAGTATAATCTGGTTTACCAAGTGCAAAATTAGCGATAGTTGAAAGTTTTCCAGTATTTTCTGCAGATGGTTTTGGTGTTACTAATGTAATGCCATTAGTCGTTCTCAGAGTATTTGGTGGTTGACCAGGAATCCACCAGTTAAAGAGATCAGTGGTCAAATAATCTCTAGTTGGCATTGGTCTGAAGTCTTTAAATACAGACGTATCAATTAACTGTGAACCAAATACTTTAAATCCAGCTGGGTGTGCAGCAAATTTGACAGGACTCTTCCAGTCTTCGATATTGACAGAAGAAGAGATTTCATAAGAAAATTCTTGGAATCTATTACTGTCATATAATCTTTGTTCATTAATATCGAGGAATCCTGTTGTTCTTTCCCACTTGTTTCCAGAGATACTAATAGGTGAAACCTCAAACGTAGCATCTGCTCTATCAAACGCATGGATTTGACCGAAAGCAGCAGTTTGATCACCAAATACAGGTTCACCTACCTTAAACTCACCTTCAAAAATTTCAACACTAACAACTCTTCCTTTTGAGTCCCAATTCTTAACTAAACCTCTAGCAGTAAAGGAACTAGATGATGCACCCTGATAGATAACCTCACCAATAGCGAAGTTTGCTGGTTTCATGAATGCCTTGATATTATCTCCAAGATCAGTTGTTTCAAGAACAAAGGTAGCGAGACCATTGTTACCTAAAATTGGTTGTGAAGTAAAACTAATCGAAGTTCCAGCGTTAGCATTTGCAAGAGAAGTTGCTAATCTAATCTGATTATTTGCTAAACCATTTGCAATCGTGTCTTCAATAGCATAGTAAGTTACACCTGTAGCAAGAGGTTGTGGTAAGATACCAAAAACTTCCTTTAAAGTAACCGCAGTTCCAGTAGAAATCTTCGTATCGTATGGGAAGTTGATAGTGCTATTAGAAGTTAACGCAACAAAGTTATGAGATACTTTTGCTTTCACAACTGGAGCTGATAAGAATCCTCTTCCAGGGTTAATAACCTCAACCTCTTGGATAACTTCGTTCTGGATAATTGGATTTAACTGGAAGGCAGAACCACTAGAGTTCTCAAGAACAATTTCAGGTTTAGAAACAAAAGAAGAACCTCCATTAATTACCTGCAGATAATTAATCTCTTGAGTTCTAATTAATTGTAAATTATATGTTGTGTTCAACTCTGGTTTCAGAGTTCTATCGTGACTGTAATTGTAAGTGATATTATCACCACCAATTTTAACAATCTCACCAAGATCAGAAGATTTAAGTAGGATAGATGCACCATCCCCAGTTTTCTGAACAATATTGATAACTGGAGCAGTCTCAAACTGAGACCCACCATTCTCAATTGAGATATTAGTTACGCCCTGATTAGCAAGTTCGGCGTTAAGTATTACGTTGATTCCATTACCACCACTAACTTCAACATCAGGAGAAGAAAGATATCCAGATCCACTATTGGTAATAGTTACTGAGTCGATGGATGCATTGATCTTTGTAATAACTGTTGCTGGATTTGCATGATTGAGACCAGTAACCGTTACAGTAAAGTCATCAGCTCCATCAGCACCACCAGTAATCTGAGCACCCGAAATCGTAATTATATCTCCTAGTACATATGTACCACCACCAGCGGTAACTGTAACACTTGATACATCTTGAGTAACAGCATCGATAATAACGGTGAACTCAACATTAGTTCCTCCAGTTGGGGCAACAGACTTCTGAGTTACTCCTGTATATGTGCCAGCAGTAAAGTTTGCAGATGTATTTTGAGATGTAATAGAAACAGAACTTACAGATCCATAATAAGGATCGTCAAGAATGATAGATGGTGGTTGTCTATAATTAGATCCAACCCCAGTAATCGTCAAACTTTCTAAAGATCCCGCATTCGGTCCTGTAGTAGGAACAACTGAAGCTACTGTTGCTTGAGTTCCACTGATAGCACTAATAGATGCTGAAGATGCAGATGAATATACTTTATTAGTATTTGCATTACCAGAGGTGTACATAATGTACCCTTTGTTTGCTGCTCCAGTAACAGTATTCTTAAGTGGTTCTACCCTAAGTGTAGATGTGTCAGGAGTCCAAGATATAACTTTACCTCTAGCAGTTTGATTTCCAATTACTTGCTGTGAGGTTACAATTTCTCCAGGGAAGAAGTCGCCAAGTACAGATGTTAAAGTCAGATCAATAAAATCTGGCATCGTAACTACTGCTGTAGGTAAAGCGCTGCCATTGTATCCAGATCCTTTATTAGTAATTGATGTAGAAGAAAGTTCACCAGCGATAGTAGAGATTGCAGTTGCACCAAATCCAGATCTACTACTTCCAGTCAGAGCAGGTAAAGAAGAGTAGTTTCTACCTGGGTCTCCGATTGTAATCGCTCCAATACCACCCTTAGCGTAAATCGAGTTAGTAATATAAGATACACCATTTCCAGTTCCAGAGTATCCAACCTCAGGTTCAATATTTACTTCGTATGAAATAGATTGATCGGTTACAGCTGTAACAGTATTGGTTCCAATCACTGGGTCATTAATCACATTGAAATATGATCCAGATCCACTCGTAGTGCTATTGATATCAAAGTAGTAGAAAATACTAGCAAGATCTTTGACCTCAATAGTAATAGATTCTTGCTCTCCAGTAATTACATCATTTTCAACAGCAAAAATATTCTTGTAACTGAATATATCTGTGTTATCACCATCTTTAGTAAATGATAATCTCTTTCCAGTGTGAGACGAATGTGAGACATCAAACTTATATCTGTGACCATTGATAAATTGATATTTTGCCTCTTTGACATATGTTAAGGCAGATGTAACATTTGCAGTTGCAACAGTTCCAAAGTTTCTCTTTACAGCAGCTCTTCTATTACTATCAACTCTGACAACTGAGTAGTCAACTTTATCATAGGCAGATGGAGTGATTCCAGTAAGTCTGACCGTATCACCAACATTAAGATAATGTGCAGAACTGGAATGTATTACTAATTCTTTCTCTACCTCTGTAAGTGTAATGGAAAATCCAGCACCCGCAGAAGGAGTTAGGTTATTACCTAAGTTTAGGTTAAGAGCAGAAATAGTATCACCAATCTCATATCCAACTCCAGATTGAGTAATTGTTACTGAAGTAACTGCTCCACCGCTTACAACGATAGTTGCTTTACCATTTACACCATTACCATTAGTAGTTAACGGTACATCGGTGTAAGTTCCATTCAAATAATTAGATCCGCCAGTAATCGAGGACCATCCACCCTGATACAGATTTCCATCTGTTCTAACTCTTTGGAATGTCCACTCAACACCACCAACACCATCAATTACAGTTCCAGTAGTGTGAGATGGAATAGTTGCTCCAGAAGTTCCCGCTGCTTTTGCTCGGTATACATTTCTACCGTTAAGAACGAGATCACCTTGTTCATATGCAGTTGCAGTCACCCAAGTAGACATTAACTTGGCGCTTTGTAAATCAAAATACTTGAAGTAATAATCGTTATTATAAACCTGTACTGTAATGTCTTTTGAGAAAGTATTATCAGTTACGGATGGAGTGACTAGATCTCCCACCTTAACATAATGGTTTTCAGTGGTGTTGATTGTTACTGTAGATTTGTCGTCATTATCAACAGCAAAGGATAAAGTATTGATCGGAACTCCAGTTACAGAAGAGATAACTGCACTAAGACCACTACCACCAGTATTTTCCTCATCAAAAGAAAGTCTATCATTTACCTTATATCCCTGACCAGCACCCTCAATTAAATATTGGTCTACTCCACTAGAGGAATACTTATTTGTAGAAGATACAAACAGAGAATCTGCTTGAGTTCCCTTTACTAATGGATAGTATGCAAAGTAACCAATACCATCCTCATCATACTGGAAGAACTCTCCAGTCTCAAGAGTAATAATAGTTGTAGTGTCTTCTAGTGCAAGGAAGAAGAATTCAATATCCTTAAGTTGCTTCCTCTTAACTGTCAGTGCATCAACATTGATATATGGTCCTTTATAGCGAATGGCATCTTCAGTAAACGTTTTCTGTAAACCGTTTCCATTCCAGTTAATTTCATTAGCTTGACCATAAAACTGTGGTCCAACAAAGTAAGGGAACTTAGGTCTACCAGTTACACCATCAATGCTGCAGAAGTATGCATACACGCCATTTGGATATTCTGGAGTAACGCAGAATCTACCGTTATATTGATCAAGATCACCAAGACCTTCAACATACTCATAATCTTCAATGTAAGTTCCAAGAGGATCTGTCAGACCTGCTACTAGAGAACTTCTAGATGATTTAATTCTGTAACTAGATGAAAGTTGTTTATATTCGTTAAATGGATTTTTATTTTCAGAATCCTTAAAACCGTATGGTCCATAGATTGGATGTCCATCATACGCCCAACCAAGAATAGGAGAGTGTTTAGTTGGATTTAATTCTGCGTAACTATCACTAATATTGTCTTCAAGAGCAAAGCGAAGCGCAACAGGGTTGAACATGTGTCCATATTCACCACCATAGATCAGGAAGTTAGTTCCTTCAAAAGATCCTCCGTTTGCATAATCAAGAGTTTTTCTTGGGGTATAACTATTTGGATTTACTCCTAATTCAGAGGCACTTGCAGCTTCGTTGTAAGTCAGTTCAGTTAATTTTGTTTGGAACTTTGCACCTTCACCAGGATATACAATAAAGACCTCTGTATTACCTGAAGAGTATCCAATACCTTTATTTGTAACTACAATGTTGGTAACAATGTTAGTATTTTGATCTACTTGTGCAAATGCGGTAGCACCAACTCCATCACCGACAATAATAACGTCAGGTGGACCAAAATATCTCTCACCACCAAAAGTTACAATAATACTTTCAATTTTACCATTCAGAATTGATGGATATGCAACAGCACCGTTACCAGACACCAATGAAACGTTAGGTGGATCAATATAAGCGGTTCCTGGATTTGTAAGTGAGATTGCACTAATAGGTCCTCTAACAACTGCCTCTCCAGTCGCTCCAGAACCGCCTCCACCAGTGATATTGATCGTTGGGATCGAAGTATACCCAGAACCAGAATTAGTGACGTTAATGGACGTTACAGCGCCGTTTGTGATGTTACATGTAGCGGATGCAGCATCAGTAGCAGATGTACCACCACCAATAATAGAAATAATTGGTTCAGTAGTATATCCAGAACCACCATTAGTTACGTTGATAGAAATAACTCTACCATCGATAGTTGTTGTTGCGGCAGCAGGAGTTCCTTCGTATTGCCACTCAACTTGACCTAAAGTTATGACTCCAGTCGTGTGTGTTGGATATACATCGGGAGAAGTCAATCCAGAGGTAAGTGCTCGGTATCTATTACCATTCCATTTTACTCTTGTTCCAATAGAGTATGTTGCATCGAGTTCATAGTCGCTTTCAAATTCAACGATAGGTGGGTTTGCTAAATCAAATCCATCTCCGCCAGAAACTGTCTCGATACTAAGAATTCCACCAAATCTTTTCTTATCTTCAGACTTATATGTGAAAAATGGAACTCCGTTAACACCAATAGCAACTTGACCAACAGGAGTGTCTTGCTTTGTACTTTTTACCTGTGGATCCAGTGGAATACGTTTTAGATATCTTTGATTACCAGGATCTAAATCGGTATTTGCAAAAGGACCAATTTTGTAACTAGGAATACCACAGGAAGCTACAATAGCGTCATCACTACTCTTATATGTGTTTTGAACATCTGAGGTAAAGTCTTGAATGTCCTGTCTAATACTAGAGAAGTCACTCTTACCAAAAGAAAACTCTCTAGTAGCAATAAAGTCAACAGTAACACCTTGATTTGGAGTTGATGGGATTGTAATGTTAAATGTCGTAGGAGATCCAACACCATCAACAGAAAATTCAGAGTTATAAACGTCTTCTGGGCAATTTAAGATTTTTACAACATCTTCACGGATTAAACCATGCGGATCGGCAGTTGTAACAGTTGCGGTTACACTTCCATTTGCATTTGGAGTAGAAAGTGTAATTGATTTTCCTGAAAATGCCTTTCTGACGTTATATACAAAAGAATCCCAAATAGGATCAATACTATCAAAACCAGGAGACAGTGGTGTTGTGATTTTACTATCTGGTATGTAATATCTACCACCAGAGTTTAAATTAATACCTCTAGTGCCGCCAAACAGAGAAAGTGAAATCTCTGAGTTGTCTACATTAGAAAATCCATATACTTTGAATGCAGAGATAACTGGTTGACCAGCAATATGCTCATTAATGACAGTATTATCTCTTGCTCTTGTGCAACCAAGAAATTGGGTTACTGTTTTTTCTGTATACGAAATAATTTCGTCTTCAATACGAATTTTTCCGTTTGTTTCTGGCCAACCAAGTGTAGAGTCAACAGTAACAATAGTATCTGTTTGAACATTGTTACCAAGACCAAAAGCGAGGGTAGTTTTGTAAGGTGTTACAAATGTTCCTTCGGAATTATTAGTATCTACGTCAATTTCGTAAATAACACCTTCTTCAGTGAAAACTTCAACAACACTCTTTACATAAATTCTTGCAAAGTTGACTTCTGTGTCAGTTGGGTCATTTTCTTGCAATAAAACTTGCCCAACAAGCTCCATTGGATTGCCAGAGAGTTTCTGAGCTCTAATAACCTCTCTAGAAACGTAAAATGCGTCAGATGGTTTGAAAATTCTGTCTCTTGGATACTTAACTTCCGACTCAACGCCGAAAATCGTTCTCATGATGAATTGGAAAGACCTTGTAGTGCCTTTAGAGGCATAAAAATCTTTAATTCTCTTTACAATAACGTTCTGATTGACAGTTTCGTAAAAATCCTTTGGATAGTTTGCAAGAAATTGCTCTTTAAACTTCTCAAGAATATAAAGAGGGAAAATATTGTTAAGATTGGTGACAGTTGCACCAGTGTTATGAGTTTCTGCTGCAGTTTCTTCAAATACGAAGTCTGCCGTAGAACCTACAGAAGTAACTCCAGAAAAACCTCTTACGCAGTTTTGGAAAGAAGTTGAAATTTTGCCATTGTAGTAGATAATCTCATTTCCAATCTTAATGAGACCCTCATTTGGAAAATCTCTAGTATTGGTAACGTCAATGCTAGTTGCAGATGCAGTAGCAGTAGAAATAAGATTAGTTTCAGTTACTAAATCAGCATACTGGTCAATATTGTAATATTCATCCCAATTTTGGATGATGTCAAGAGAGTTACCCTTTAATTCTTGAGATCCATAGTATTTCTTAACAAAATCTACGAACGTAGAATAATCTTCCCTGACAAATTGAGGGAATTGTGCGAATATTCTATCCGAGACTTTTGATTTGGATTCAGGACTAACAACCGAAGGAACTGGTGGTACAGTTACCTGAGTTGTGGGTGTAGTCCACGAACTAACTTTCCAAGAAGATGTAGGCATTCTCGACTTTAATTATAACTGGACTCTAAAGTAACTCCAGTTCCAGAAATATTGGAACCGCTGCTGATAACGTCTTCAACAACGTTAACCACAGTATTATCTATGCCAATTGTCAGATAGGTTTCTCTGAGAGAAATCAGGTCATTTGACTTTGGAACAGCATTGATACGGATTTGGTTTATTTGATATGGAGTGTCTCTAATAATTACATCATTAATTACTACTTCACCTAACATGTAGTCAACAGAACCCCATAAACCATCGATGAACTCTTTTTCTCCAGTGTCTTTAACATAGAAGAGTTGAAGAGATCCTTTACCATCATCTTGTAGATAATATGTATTGACCTGATCACCAGCAATGTTGAATCCTGTTGTGGTTACTGACGGTCTGTCAGTAGAAGAGAAGATAGAGTTTCCATAACATACCTTATAGTTCACTCTTGCGTTCAATGTAACAGGAACATTCTTTCTCATCAGAATCTTAGTGATGTTTGATGTGAATGAAGGATCGGAATCATCAATGATCTTTTGTAGTTTGGAATACTTGAATTTTCCACCAAACTTATTAAATTCAGAACCAGAGTTTAAAATATTAAACGCAGCAATAACAATGTTCTTTAGTTCCGATTGAGTTCTACGAGTTAAGTTAGGATTGAAGTATACGAAACTTGTAATGTCGATGTAGAGAACAGATGGGTCAATAATTTTTGGTTCTACTGCAGCAACAGAGTATTCTCTAAGTTTTTTGAGAATATTATTTTTCTCCGCAAGAGAAAGTTTATCTGCATTCTTAGGTTTGATCGCTAAGAATACTTTTCCATACTCAGGGGGATCTGCTTCTTCACCACCGTAAGCGGAGATAGATTGAATGTTTGGATAGATCTGTGGCAGTAAGACTTCATAGTCTCTAGTTGAGACTGCTCTACCAAAGGAGGAATAGAATTTAGGAGCAGAGAACTTAATTGACTCCGTAGATTCTTGAACCGCACCTCCATCTGGATTTTGTACCAGAGTTGTGGTAATTCCAGTTGTGATTGTATTGCTGTTGTTATCTCTAACTGTACCAATAAAATCAAATGAAGTTAATCCGTTTGCACCTGGACCACTACTGGTAGTGTATGTTACACTAATAACATCTCCATCTAGTAGTGCTTTACCTAAAACGTTATCACCAAACAATACTTCTGGTCTTCCATACTCAGACTCTTCTAAGAAGTAAACTTTAGTACCACTATCAATCTTAGTAATATCTGTCGCCTTGAGGTAAGACTCTGTAACTGTTCCGCTAGTTACCTCAACTTTAAGAGTTGTAGTATCAACAGTCTCATTAGTGAGAATGAATCTTTGTCTTTCACTAGTGTCTCTAACAAAAGTATCAGTTAGGAATACACCTTCATACAAGTTGAGATTGCTAAACGTTGCAACTCCAGTTAAACTGTCTACAGATATACTTTGATCTGAGTCTGTAGAGAATACAAAGTTATCGTTATCTGGTCCAGTAAAGTTTAGTACAATACCTCTTGCAAGAGTTACTGTTCTAGGGTATGGAAATGTAGTCTGAACTGCAATGTTGACTGGCATCGATGCTGATCGGGCACTCTTAGGAGTGTATCCAATCATTCTTGCAAGTTTTACAACGTTCTCTCTAAGAACTGCAGTCTCAAGAAAGTTTTCATTTACAATCAAGTTGGCGTTCATCGCCGTATAATACGTATTATACGCAAGAACATCCAAAAGAACAGTCAAAGACGATCCTTCAAAGTCATAATCCGAAAACTCAGATTGACCTTTTAGGTAATTTTTGATCTGTAACTTAATCTCGTTATATTCTAACGAGTTTACCTGATTAAATGCCATTATGGTTTAAATACTAAATCTAGATTGTCAATCTTAGGTTGAGAACCTAATATGATATAACTAATTTTTGCTTGCATGTCATTGCCAGTTTCATCGAAGATAACTGCAACATCATAACAAGTCACTCTAGGTTCGTAAGAGTTGATGGAATCTTGGATGTTACTCTCTAGTTCAGAGGCGAGTGTATCCGTATAATTCTCAAAAAGTTGTCTAATTATGTTTCCACCAAACTGAGGTAAAAAAGGCTTCTCGAAAAAATTGTACCTAACGATGTTTTTTACTGACTCTCTAATCGCTTTCTCATTTTTTAGAGTCAATACATCCTTAGTTACAGGGTTTTTTTCAAATGTTAAACTAAAATCCTTGAAAGATTTTGAAACAAACGCCATTTTTACAGTTCGACCATGATTTATTTATCAGGGTTTCAAAAATTAATCGCGCAAACGCTCAACATAGTCGTCAAATCCGTTTTTAACGTCTTTTGAAGGCGCATTTTTCACTTTTTTTGCTCTATTAAGGTATTTGTCGGACCTTGGGTCAGTAATTAGAGTCATTCCAGACTCCATAAAGTCCTTTCCTAAGTCTGTTCGATGATTGCCCATTAAAAAAACCTCCTAAAAGTCCATTTTAGAACTTTTAAAGAGGTTTCCATCTCTCATTTATTTATTTACCTTGACCGCGATACGCTTTTTTCGCCTTATTACGCGAAGTGGCGGCGTATTTTGTGTTTTTAGACGATCCCTGACGAGTCAATTTGGGTTTTGCAGGTACATAACCATCTTTTACGAGACCAGTTTTCGCTTTTGCCATTGAAATTTAGCGGTTTACCCGTAAATCCTAGTAGTACCAAGCGTTTTTGTCAAGTCATCCGCCGATGTAAACCTTTTTTGCGCCTGCTGATAGACCATTGTTGCCCACTGAGTCACCACAATTGACATTAGAACCCAATCTTCCGCATTTTATATTGTTTACATAGACAGAATTGCTGCCATCGGAGATACCTCGTGCTCCTCCTGCGTGTGTTGTCTGTCCACAAGTGTGTGCAGCGTACTGATCACCTACTCTACCGACTTGCATATTGCCTGCATAGACGTTTGGAGACCCTTGTGTGAGGTTTGTTGGGGGAAAACACCCATGTCCAGTGGATAAACCACCTTTAACTGCTGGAGTTGTTGCCATTATGTTCCGTATCTAATTTTGTTAGCGAGGATATCTTGCAATTTATCGCGTCCAAGATCCCAATTATTAAGAATCGTATGATTTGTGGATATTGTTTGAGTGAAAGGGACACCCAGACACAGTAGATTCAACGTATATGTATATGTTACAACTATAGATGCCCTAGTATCTGGTTTATATCTTATCAAAGTGTCACATGGGTTTGGAATCTCCAACTCATACTGACCACCACTACCATCTGGGTCAGCTACGTTGTTCTTATTAATGTTGTATATACGCCCTGCAGGATCGCTTATACTGCTCTGTAACTCAATGACGGGGGTATGACTAGGATTACCTGTTGTATCGTCCCTGTACTCCCATTCACGCTGATCAAAGTAAGTCTCATTGAACACTCCACTGATACTCAATGTAAGACTTGTACTAGGAGTTGCACTAGGAGTATACGTTAAGTTACCAATAGGCAGACCTGGATCCAGTCCAGGTTGAAAATTAGTAATTAACGTTGGAGTTACCGAGGTTAGTGTTACGTTTACAAGGGTTTCAAGATTAACACCATTACACGGTTCCATCACAAGTAGGATAGAATCGCTAAATGGTACACCTATGGTAGCATCGTTAAATGGTCTGGATAAACTTGCCATAACTTAGAGACAACGCGGGGGTTACGCGATTTTTTTACCCTCCAAGAGTATTTAATCGATCTTCATGGTCACAAACAATATCTACCAGTTTTTCATATTCATTTGAACCAGGACGCCTCATCATCATCTTAGATTCGTTCACACGTTTCTCTAAGGCATTCACACGCGCCCATAGAAGCTCTAACTCAGCATCATATCTGAGTCTTGCATTGTTTTCAGACGGAATACTCATACTTTTCTTTTCCAACAAATTGCTCCTCTAAGTTGTAGTTCATAATCCAGTTCTCAGTTACCACATAGTAACCACTGATGTTTTCGCCATCACACTGGAAACCATAGGTCCTCACTTTCTCACACACTCCGTCAATGCAGAACTTCTTGTCACTGTGAAGGTATGAGTGATACCTTTCGTCCAGATTAATCATGGCAGTTTTGTCTCTTAATATAATTATAGCAGAAATCAGCAGAAAGAGTGAAAGTTCAATCTAAAGGTATCAGAATACATACCTTTCTTAAAATATGCTGAATGGAACAATGCTCCCTCATAGATGTGCAGTCTGTTGAACTTACGTGGAAGGAAGTGATACATTTCATATCGCTCGTCCCCATCAAATCCCTCAAACTCAACTAGTTGTCTATACAGATGCTCATTCTCAGGAAGAATGTCAGCATACCTCTCTTTCCTGTAGATACTAGGATTTCTGAATACTGCTTCTTCTCCAGTATCCCTTACACGGTAGAATGCAGTACCATCTTTGTCAGTGATCTCCTCATCATGATTCAGACAATAGTTAAATGCCATATGCATCGTGTCTGAATGAGGATAAAGAGATCTCTTCAAACATTTTGTCTTGCTGTTAATTACAGAAACGTTCCAAGAGAACTGTGCATCATAAATGCCATAGTGCTCCTCTAGAACAAGTCTCTGATATCTTGTGATAGAATCAAATGTATATTCTAACCACTGCTGCCACCCTGGGTAGAAACTACGTGATCTCTCTAGTGGATGACCAGAGCACCAGTCTCTCATCTCCTCAGGATATCTGAAAACATTGTCAATGGTAATTACTCTGCTCTTCCATTGACCAATCTCAACTACATTCACATCCGCCTCTTTGTTAATCTCAAAGAGAGCAGTGTTAGCAAATTTCAAATGCATACTGTACCTACGAGTCCCTCGGGTAATCCTGTAATATTAATTATACCATCTTTTACTTCTTTGTCCAAGTTACCTCCGATGGTTAACTTGTCACGTTTTATTTTTGCTTCCTTTGCAGTCCACAACTCATAGAACTTTTGTTTGTCAGATGTGATCTCTGAGATACTAAAAAATCTACGAGAAATATTTTCAAAGGGGCGGTCTCTCATAACCTCGATGTCTATGCCGATGGGCATGGATGCTACCGCAACTGCAACGAAGTCGCCGCTGTCGGATTTGTTCCAATGTACAGTGGCAGGTTTTTTGCAACTCAATTTACCCTCCAAGAAATCTGCGATGCAAGCTCGGATGATCTTGGAATGACTGATCTGGGGCGACTCGAAAAGGTATACAAGAAATTTTTCACCCAAAAAAATTTCTGAAATAGGGATCCTAAGTTTTTCAACGAACATGATAGTACGGACGCGAATGCAAGACTTTATAGATTAGCTCTTTAGGTACCATATTAACACGGGCTACGCCCCAACGCAACGGGGGCGGGGGCGACTGCCCCTAGTCCTCCCAGAAGGTGGGCAGTGCCTCTACTGCCTCGTCGTGGTAGAGTTCGGCATTCTGCCCAGCGATGGCAAAGGAGGGCGATCCGATCGGATGCTCAGCGCTACCGTTATTCAGACACCACACGGTGCGGCGTGTCTTCAGATCGGTGCTCATGCTGTAGACGGTGTAAGGGCGGATGTTCATGGATTCAGGCGTAGCGGTTAGCAATGGCGTTGGTGTTTGCATCAGAGCGACACCAGCGGTAAGGGTTGCCCTTGGGGTTGTTGGGCACTGCCCAGATCATGCACTCTTCACCCCATGCCTTAGCGATGCGGTAGGCGTGGTTGATGTCGGTTGCCCAGTCGCACCCGTGAGGGTCAAAGTTGGACCATGTGGAGGGTTGGACGGCGAAGGTGTGGGTGAGCATGTCTCTCTGTGTTGTTGAACTAATTATAGCGGATGCTCAGCGGCACCAGCGGTCGCCGTAGACAGTTCCCCAACCGTCACGCTGAGCACGGCGGCGGTCGTAGTCTTCCGCTGTGAAGTGATCATCAAAATCACCCTCATCGGTGACGCCCCGCACCATGTCCCCAAAGGTCACGGTTTCGTATTCAGCGGCACGGCGGCAGGTTGCCCGCTCCTGCCTCTCCTGCTCTAGGACCTGTAGAGCAATGCGGGAGAGTTCAGGAGAGGTGGCGTAGATGCCGTTGGAATCGAATTTCATGGGTTGTTTGTTCATGCTCTTATTATAGGTCAGTTGAACACGTAACCTGACTCGAAGGGGACAGTTTGGTTATTGTCCATGATGTACCAAGCGAAGTCTTTTTGAAATACGCCGTCGGTCATGCCGTTGCAGAACTCATTGATCAAAGCGTTCAAACGGGACTTGGTGGTGTTAGACTGCCAACCGCCGTCAAAGATACGCATCCAGTTGTCTGTCACTTCTGCGATCTTGTTGCCGTGGAGATGGACGGTTGACACGTCGCCGCATGTGGTAACGGTGGTGTTGCCTGATGACCAGTTCTTGCCTGCGTTGATAGCGGCGTTCATTTGGGATTCGATCTTACGCATGATGTAGAGGGGTGATTGGTTGATGTCTTAATTATAGCGGTCAGAGGGTGGGGCGGCGACATCCAGTGTGCCAGTTTACCCACTGTCCTAATGACCTGTCACCAGACAGCAGAAGCGCTACGATGTCACGCTTGCGGGTCTTGTAGGTATACTCGACAAGGGGACCTTTGAACCAGCGAACTTTAAACGTGCCAGTGAGCGGGTTAACCTTGAGAGTCCAGACCGATTGAGAGACCGAGGGCGAGCAGGTGTTGATGCTGATCATGTGGTGATGTCGTTGCTGATATTGTACCATGAGAGGGGTCACCCCTCAAGGATCATCAGGAGGATGAGAAAAAGGGCGGCAATGCCCTTTAAGATTTTCTTAGTGATGAGAAGGTGCTCAGAAAGGGTTGGTCCAGTTGTTATACTGGTGGTCGCTGATCTCGCGGCACTTGCAAAGCATATCTGTGAAGTTGTTCCACTCTTCACGCTTGGCGATCACGTCACCACGGAGGGCAGGATTCTGCATTGTAGCGACTTTCCAGTTGTAACGGAATTGCTCAAGAACTTGTGCTTTGGTGTAATGGCGCATGTGGTTTGTGTAACTGTTTATATTATAGGCACAGGGTCAACGGGAATGCGACCAAGGTTGTGCCACTATGTCAACTGTCATAAGCAGGCGTCTTCAAAACGTTCCCGTGCGATCCACTCGCAGTGTTCACGTAAAGCGTCTTCTGACATGATGGACGCCATGCCTGATTTTTGCATGTTTGCCATCTCCTCTTCAAAGAAAGATAACAGCATGTCTTCATGATGTAATGAACTCATTTAGTCGTAGGGAAAGAATGATGAACAGGTTGAAGATGTGGTGTAGGGGATCTCATAATCCTCGCTAAACATCTCGTAGTAGAATTGACTGAAGATGGCGAAATCGTCTGGGGTTTCGCCATTCCAGATCTTAAGGATTTCAGTGTAGTTCATTGGTCTGCAAACATTGCTTCGTGAGCATCAAGAACGAAATCTATGATCTCGTCTGTAGCACTGCAACTGAATCTGTCACAGAACCAATCAAGGGACATCTCGGCGGACCATTGCGTTTCGAGCATGAATGCCTGCAGTTCGAGGAGGTTTTCGTCGTTGATGACGTGGTTGATGTTTTGTCTCATGTGCTTATTATAGGGTATGGGGTCAGCAGTTCAACCCAGGTTGTGCCACTACTGCAACTGGACCATAGATGTGGTTCATCAGATCCCTGACGCGCTCACGGTCTACGCTGTCACCGTCGCCCCAATCCCAATGATCCATTGCATCATTGCATCTGTCAAGATAAAGTAGAAGTGCATAAGAAATTTGCTCCTTAGTTCTGTTTTGTGAGTACATGCCACCTGTCCCATAATAATCGAACACGTAGTTGATGAATTCTTTAAAGTCTTTCATTTAATCCTCCTGTTGAATTCTTTGGATTCCTGTGGTGTCATGCCACAGAAGTAGTTTAATAGATTACCCTCGTAATCGTCCCAAGGTAGATCATCTAAATCAGATCCAATCTTGATGGTGTCCTTTGCACAATGCGCTTTGTATTCTTGTGGTGTCATTGTTAATACCTACGCGAAAAGTGGACGCATGTAGTTCTTAAATTCTTCGCATCTATGAGCGGCGAGAATTTGCATTTCTTTTTCAGTGATCACGATATCATATCCGTCTGCTTTCATCTCGTCGTAACATGCTTTAGTGATACCTTTGTCTGTGATATCGTATTCATGAAGTGCAACGTGTTTGAAAAATGACATAGATTAAATGTGATGTACATTATTAATATAGAGGGTAGGTAACACGAATGCAAGCAATAGTGGACAGTTTATATAACTGGCACAGGCGGCTGACCCGATTCTCAATAAGACATCACTATTGAGAAACCCCCATGCCAGTTGAGAAAGTGGCACAGGGGTGGTTGCATCTATTCAGTTTTTCTGTAAATGTGGATCAGTCGGAAATGTATCCGACAAAGTAACACAAACCCTCTGCTACAAATTTGTTAGCGAGACCCTGCAATTCAGGGTAATCATAGATCAAATCAGTGTCAAGTAGATGTTGGATCATTGCGACCTCATCGTCCACTGAGTTGATACATGTATTGGGATGTACATTACTCTTCATAGTACACATCGTCCTCGTAGTCAAAATTAACGTTCTTGATACGCTTAGAGTTGGATACATTATCCATGTATCCACTCTGAGCTAAATCGATGTATTGGGCGTATTCTTTTTTTCTTTGAGAGAATGAGGAATTCCGTCCTTTTCCGCGATTATTCCAAGTTTTCGCCATTTTCTTCAGAATTGAAAGTTTTCTTAGATATTCAAGGTTTTTGAATAAGATCACCCTTTTTGAGTGATTCATTATAAAACTTTCCAAGTGAGAAACTTTCGGGGTTTTTCACAAGTTCTTCAAGTTTACTCAGTAGTGTCTTATTTGCAGGTTTCCAAGTGAATTCGTATTTTTTGTCATTTCCTACAAAGTTTACGAAAACAGTGGAACCTTGCACAGAAATCCGATCGATGGCAGAACTGACTGAAGTAAAGTCGAAGTCGTATTTTTTGGAGGTTCTGGGCATTTGTTTCCCTTGTGTACATTAATAATTATATGAGCAACACTTTCAGAATGGGGGACAACCTGTGCCAGTTCTCAAAGTGTCACTGAGGTGCTTGACTTTTCTGTGGTTGCGGTCTAAGACAGCAGAGGTACTCCAGAGACCCTCGGAGATACCTCCACAGTCGCCGTCTAGCTCACGCAAACCTATTTTTTAACACATTTTTTAATTCTCAATAAAAACACGTTATTGATTCTCAATAATGCGCGTTTCTTGAGAAATGTGTCAAAAACAAGTCAAAACGAGTCCAAAATGGGTCTCAAATGTGCGCTTTTGACGTTGTACCGTACTGAGAGTACAGTTTTGCATCGTTAATCGCCTGTTGATCACTGCGGAAAGGTCCGTAGGACATATCAACACCATCATAGTTCCAATAGATACCTTTCCTCTTCTTATTGAGATGAATGGTGAGTTCTTTGTTCAATGCATTGATGATTGCTTTCATGAGAATACAGGAATGAGTTCAGTTGAGATGACCTTAGGGTCGTGTTGTTTAATCTGACGTTCGTAATGTGCTGCGTCGTCTAGGGAAAAGAATGTCAACCTCTTTGTAGAGGTCACGTTGTTCTTCTTTCTCCTCTTCAAAATAACGGCATACTTCATCATAGAAACGTTTACTTTGTGATGGGGTGGATGTGTCCCCAATCAGATGGGAATACAATAGGGAGTGCTCCTGTGACATTATGTTTGAGTGTGATGTAAGACTCCTGTGCGAAGTTCACTGTCCATTGTGATCCTTCGTATTCAACTTGATCTCCCTTTGTGAAGGGCAAGTTTGTTCCAGAGTTGTCGCTCGTACTCATAGAATACTTTCCATAGGTGGACTGTACAGTGTTGAGTGTAGTCGAGTTCTTCTGCTGTGTCTATACACTCTCGAATACGAGATAGTTGTGAATAGAGCAGTTTTGTCTCTGTATCCATCATACCACATCTACTCGTAAAATGCTACCCAATTGACATTGTTCCATCCATGCAGCACGTAACGATTCCCAATCATAATACGTTACTGCTTTCTTATGTTTGTAGATCAGTTTGTACTTGTGTCTGTCGTATGGTTTATCAGACGTACAAGTGAAATACCTTGGGTCGTTTTTAGGAATGAGTTGGGTCATTGATTTGCATAGCGGAGTATGGAGTTGTTTGAGACAAGTCTACCACAGTACCGACTCTTTTGGGGTTGATGGGAGCATGGTATTGTCCTTTCTTGGTGTCAAAGAATCCCCAGATGGATTTTGGGGTATCACTGGTATAAGAAAAGACGCCATGATTACAGATCCAGATAGCAGAAACGTTACGCTTGAACTGTCTAACCTCATAAGAATAACCCTTTGGTGGACGATGGAAATCGAGGGGAAGATGTGTCATGATAAAAGAAGAGGGGAGGTCTCGCGTCAGGAGACACAATTACATAGACCCTCAGCAGTAGACAGGAGAGTAATCCTTACCAGTATACTCTTCAGTGTTGAAGTCACTAACAGTAGCACCGTTAGCGATGTAACCTTCAACATCATACTTCATGCCGATACGATCGCGGGTGGAGAAAGAAGTCAGTTCAGTCTCAGCACCTTTGTGCCAGATGACACGCTTGACGAAACGCTTGCCAGTGCCGACGGGATAGAAGTCGATCTGGGTGGCGGAGGTGTGGAGTCGCATGGGTGTTTTGCTGATGAACATAGTATAAGGTAGACAGGAGCGATCAGACGCTACCCTGTGCCACCTGTTCAAATGGCACACGAGTGACAGTCAGACGACGCCATCCACGCACTTCTCTGATAGCATTGACCACTTGGTTCACCACGTTGTTATGCTGACGGTCGAGACCACGCATGGACTTGGTAGCACGACGAGTGATGTAGAAGATGCTGGTGGTCAGGTCTTCGTTGCAGATCTGGATCTCGTAAGCGTTGGGCATGGGTGGTTCCCTGTCGATGTATGTAATATAGAGCATTATGGGGGCGGTTCAATGCCCCCTGTGCCACTTGTTCAAGCGTCCTTGAAGATGCCGTCGGTGACAGAACCCTCAGGGATAGCGACTTCCTTTACTCTGTTCTCAGAACGAAGCGCATGGCAGGTCCACTCGCCATCATCATAGTAGTAGGTATACTCTGCATCATACTGACTGTCAGCAGCACAGAGGAACTCATTCAGGTTCTCGTACAGGTTAGGTGCATTTTGCACATAGGACTCACCACGCATGGTATAGTACAGCGGACCAGACTCAGGCAGCGTTTCGTTGTTCCATCCTGCATTGGTATAGACGCAGGACATATCACCACCGTCGATCAGATCACTGACCTTAGCGTCAGTGTTGTACACGTCACGCAGCACGCGACCGTTGTACTGAGGATAACCGTCGTAGTGGCAGTAGACACCGAGGATGCTACCGTCTTTGAGTCGTTTGCCGATGAGAGAGCGAGTGCCCATGTGTGAGTTGTGTTCCTTTGACTCTTTTAATATACACGGTTTTGGGGGTCAGGGTAGTGACCCTGTGCCAGTCTTGCAACTGGTTTTGATCCATGTCCGTGGAGCGATTCGTGATACAATCCCTTTCATCTCATATCCTTTCATAGTATACTCCACAACTGTGGTGCCTTTACTATGATTAGGACGAGTTGCATACACCTCTTTGAAATAGTGTTGATCCATGTCACCAACAACGATCTGTGTCTTGACAGACAAGTCATCAGCAGTAAATACGGTCAACTCAGATGATCCATCGACAATAGATCGCACGATGTTCTTGATCCTTACTGTAACACCAGTCATTCTGACAGAGGGGATTCACGTTTGCAGATGTTATTCTTGCCAGACAACACGTCATCGACATAGTTGTTGACTTTATCAGATACTTTCCACGATCCACCTACACCGCCGTCCATATTGACAACGATGTCATCACCTACCTTGTCTTCAGGATACCATGTGCCAAACTTCTCTGGTGCATACCAGAAGTCTTCCCAATCGTTTGCTGTTGCTTCGGTGATGTTGCTCATATTAGAATGTGGTGCTTTCATAAGTATACAGTCCAGTCAGAGCTCACAGTGGTCATGTAGACACTTCCCTGACTGGCATAGGGTACGTTCCCTTTTGATCTGGTTCCAGGCAGCATTGAAGGTCTTTCTACTACCTATCTGCCGCCCATGGTGGATCATACACCATCCCTTTGCACTCTTACGTGATCTTGTTAGAAAGGGGAAAATTGCCCACATACCTTTGTCAATCAATACTGGTTGTGGTTCTAGATAATCATCAAGTAGACTTGGGTTGCTTTTGTTGTCGTTCTTCATGCGTATACCATGGATGTTTATATTCACGTTTGTTGTGAATAGTCAACGTTGGATCAGTGCCCCAGTCGTTCATAGCACGAATGCCACCAAACGATAATTCTAGATCTTTACCCCATCCTAGTTCTTTGACAAACTCATTTGCGATGCTGATCTGCAAATTCCCGCTGCCATCGTAGTGATAGCGGAAGTAATCTTGAATGTTTGGTTTCATTTCTTCTTCGCTTTCTCTTGCTGTTGTTTACGGGCACGCTCTATTCTAGCATAATCGAGAGCATTAGTGCCACCTGCATATGTATCATTGAAACGATCACAAACGAACTTAAGTGACGGATCTTCTTTACGAACTGGTTGGTGTCCAGCACTACGCATTTGTCTCCACGTCATTGTATCATCGTGAGGACGTTGTGCGTGATAGAAAGGTGCAAGACAGGCAGCGTCATGCACGTTGAGAGTCATTCTGTCGGGTAGTGATCCTTGCATTGCTTTCCTGTAGCAACACACATAATAAAACACCCCAGCGTTCGCTGAGGTGTGCCTGTGACACTAATCAAAGTGTCAGTCAAGGATGTTCTTGCATATCCGTTTACAGGTATGTTGGTTTAACGAATCGCATTCAATTAAACACTCATAATAATCATTAAGTTTTTGATTCTCTACCTCCAATTCTTCAATAGTGCCTTCAAAATGTCTCCATTCATCTAGCTGTGATCGTGATAGTAGGTTGTGCATGTATCCTCTCCACAGTTAATTGCCATAACAAATGAGGGGTCAGGTTGCATCTATTTTATCTCCAACTCTATGTTTCTATTTAAACACAAATTACCTAAAATGTCAAAGTCGATACAGAATACTTCATGAAATTTGCTTCATTAAGATATCTGAATATTTCCTGAGATTATTATACGTTCATGGTCACACTCATGTGGAGGAACATAGTGTAGGTCTGTAGAACTAAAGAATGCCAATACTCCTGTGCTCGGTGTAATTAATGCTGCTGGTGGCATCCATGGACGTTCTGGATCAGGAAACACCAGTGGAGCACAATCAGGACAGGCATCAATGTACCAAATAAAAGATTGTACGTATTGTGGGTCTGGGTGCATATGAATTACAGCATAATCACCACGTTTGTATACACCACCCCACATTTCACATATTTCCACACATCCATGGCGATCAATCAGCAAGTCATTTGCCATAACATTGATCTGTTCTGTGATTTCCCAGAACGCTTCGTCCTGATGCATGGTCCAGTGGGTCACGTCACATTTAAGACTTGACCCTCTATCATTCTTATCACCAACGTTCTTAATGTAGTCAGCGATCCAGAAGTCTGGTTCTAAGTATTTGACCTGTGGGTTTACTCTGCGTGGCATGTATACTCCTCATATAGTTTCACTTGCATGTCAAATGCTTCTACTTCCCATGGTTCATCCTCATAGGATATGTCAGAAGAAATGATCTCTCCCATCCATTTATTAGTGAACTTAGGAGCAAATCTCTGCTGGTGTCGATTGCGAAGACGTTGCTCAACGTGCATTAGTTCATGGAACAATGTGATGAGATACTGTTTAGCATCTAGACGATTGTCCAGTTCAATAAGAAACTCCCTAGGAAAAGACAAGGATGATGTTGTTGTGCAAGCACCATCCATGTGTTCATGCCAGCATCGACGATCCTTCACCTCAATGTGAAAACTGAGGCGGTTGAGGTTACGATGTTTGGTAAACCACTCGATTGCATCCCTAACGATGCGCTTTCTGTTGCGATAACCACTAAACGTGACGTGACAAGACATAACCAGTGCAGGAACCAGACGAACGAGATTACAAAAGCAAGTTTCATTACAATTCTTTTTGCGCTTCAGTCAAATAGCGCTGTAGTTTCTGTTCTAATTGGACATCACTGATTTTGTGTCGGATAGCGTATGCTTGAGAGTCATGTCGAGTATTACCCCACATACTATCAATTAAGAATTTAATCTCAGCAGTGGATAACTCAACTTGCGTTACACATTCTTTCATTCTGAATAATGTCAATAGGTTGGGTTTTGTCGATTGCCAACCACTTATGGAACTCATCAACAGTCATTTCCATAGATGCTGCTGCTTCTTCATCCCACATGGCGTTGTTTGCATCGACTTCGGCATTGAACTCAGGGTCATCTGCCAAGTGTTCAAGGAGTTGATCGAGGTCGGTCATGTGCGTTTTGTTGATTACTCTGTAATCATACACACTGGAGGAGCGCATCTGAGCGTGCCTGTGACAGTTTTGCTTCTGTCACACGTTCCTGAGCGAGTCTCGCGTATTCTTCCTCTTTCTCTACTAGTATGTAGTTCCTATTTGATTCTACCGCAGCAACACCAGTGCTGCCACTCCCAGCAAAACAATCAAGAACAATATCACCAGGATCGGTGCAATGTTCAATAATATTCCTGAGGAGCGGAATTGGTTTAGGAGTGATGTGACCTTGCTTATTAGAGTCGAAATCATAGTTCCAAACGGAATGATGTGTGCATTTATTACGGAACTTAGGAACCAGATCGTCCATAGTGAAACCAAGATGCTTTGTAATTGGAACGATTGTCTCCACTGTGGGGTAATTCTTTCCTGTCTCGATGTTGCTATACCACCCTGTAAGTTTGCCATTCTTGCTTAGAATCTCCCTGCTGATGTCACTGGACTTGATATTGCGCTCCATGCGTCTCTGTCGTAGTTTCTTATGCAGATCTTTCCGCGTATAGAACATGATATACTCTGAGATCTTCTGGAAGTTGTTGAGTCCCTTGACCTGAACGAATCCATTCAAGAAACCTTCCTGTTTTGCACCAGAGAATAGTTTGTTCCAAACAATAAAGTTACGGTATTCTAGATCTGTGCTATGTTGGATACGGCGATCCAGTTCTGCCATGATACGAAAGTCATTATGGAAGAACCAGAATGATCCACTATCCTTCATCACTCGCGCACACTGGACAAAGACCTCCTCCATCCAGTCATAATAACAATCACCAGAGTAAGGTTTAGGTTGATATCCCCTTTTGGTATAACCAAAATTGTCCCAATCGTCCTTCCCAATATTGTAGGGAGGATCAATCAGGACAAGATCTACAGACTTATCAGCGAGTTTTTGTAACTGCTTTAGACAATCGCCTTGGATTAGTGTGGAGATAGGCTTTTTTGAGGATGGGCGCAATTTCATCGAGAGGAGTGTCTGATTGAATAAGGTTGGAACGACGTGTAAGGGGAAGAATATTACCTCCACGAGTCATATATTTACTATCGCTGAGCGGAGTAACATGTCCGAACTGGATCTGATACGGAGAACGATCATCATCTATAGTATACCACTCTGGTTCAAGAATGTCACCTAGGATAGGATCACACAGATAACCATCCTTGGCGATGTAGATACCGCGCTTATGGTATTCTTTTACCAAACGAAATGCGTGAATGAGCAGTTTGTCATGTACATCAGCGGGCATAGTGAAAGTAACACCCTTCTGCATGAGCAACAATGCCGCAAAGTCGAACTCTGCTGTCGCTACAGTGAAACTAGTTCCCGCATTTTCTAGAGGAATACCTGCTTTGAGTTTGACTCTTTGCTTCAGGTTGTACTCACTACGCAACTCAGACTCCTGACGCTTGGTAATTTGTACAGGAAAAGTGCGCTTACAACGATTCTTGAAGAGCACGTCATCTGCACCAGGCGCAGTATTGCAGTCTTTTATCTTATTAGCGAACTTGTCAGTAAAGAAACCAGCAAGAGTAGAGCGGCACTTACCACTGTGACCTTTCGGAAGACAGCAAATAGCGCCACTATGGTTGTTGTAGAAGTCATCATAGAAGTCAGATTCCGCAGCAGTGATGTCAACTTGAGCAAGACGAGAGATAGATTCGGAGAATGTTCTCTGTCTCACACCACCATTACAAGTCTTACCGCAAATGTAATCCTTGTATGGACTGGTTTCTTGGAAGTCTACTGCCTCAGCGACAGCAGCACGGTTTTGGGGAGTAATAAGCATAATAAGTCTGAGAGGGGTCTAGGAGCGCCCAGAGGGCACCTAAACCATGTAAAGGTAACCACCTGACCAGTCTGCACGCTTAAGGCACTCATCGCAACTGTCGCTGTCAAGGAGGTTGTAGCGCACATGCTTGGCGGGAGACTTCCAACCTGCGGGTTTGTATACGTCACCAGTCTTCTTGTCAACGAAAGCATGAACACTACGCTGGTTGTTGACCATAACGATCTTGTAGTATTTGCGCCCCTCTTCGATCTCGAAGGAGTAGTCGCACTTACCATCCAGCAATTCGTTGATGCAGTTCTGGTGATAACCAGTGCTGTCACCATCTTTCATGATGGAGCGGTTGTGACTGTGGATGCTGTAGCTCTTGAAGTCCTCTAGCAGTGCGGTAACAAGGAGGTTGGTGCGTTGGAGGACGGGAGTCATGGTGTTTCTGTGTTTGATATACTAAGTATATCAACTCCTAGGGGCGCAGCAACCACCCCTGTGACACTAGTCAAACTGTCCTGTCACTCATCAAAGTCCCAGTCTTCCGTGTCATCATCACTGTTGTACCACATGTTATATGATTCGGCGTCCTCATCGTCAAACTTGTCATGTGTCCATTGCAATATACTGAGTCCTGCTAATGAACTTACGTGAAGTGTGCTGTCACCATCATTGACACAATGAGCACGACGAACCCACATCGTAAGAGGATGATCTGGTTCGTGACATTCGAGAATATCCAGTAACTCCTGAAACTGTTCTCTGTTTAAATGCTTATGTTCTATTTGCTCCATTGGGTTCGCTCAATGATTTCAATCTTATTTGCAGCAACTTGGTCACAGTATTCCAGAACAGCTTTGTTCAAGTTCATACGTTCGCGTGAATACTCAACTAAAAATCCTGGTTTTCTGAATTTTAGGTCAACTTCCTTGTTTGCTGCGCGGTGTGGTGATGCCTGTGCGAAGTCTGTACCGTCATATGTACAGTCTTGCGTAGGTATGATGATTGAGTTGTTACTCATAGGAGTAAACGACATGGTATCATCCACTTTTATAACACGTCTTTCCCTACAAGACAAGTTATTTGCGTCAGGATCAACACCAATACAGATAGCATCCGCATCGTTAGTCAATGCTGTGAATCTTGTTAGTCCAGATATACGCAAACTAAGATATGTCCCAGGTCTATAGCGTAATGCTTGAGCATAACCAGCAGTCTCACTCAACCATACACCCTCGGGAAATAAGAGACAACGACTATGTGCATAGAATCTACGTAGATAATCGATTGCACTAACCTGTAACTTGTCATGATGAATCTGCTTCACCATGTCAATGTTATCTTGTTTCACATAGATCTTCTCTTCTTCTGGATCATCTCCGAAGAATTTAAAACCTGCTTGACAACCACCATAATAAAGAACTGTGATGCCGTCAAGGCAATCACGAGTCGTCACTTTATTCATAAACTCTATCTACGATTTCGATAAGACCTCTTTCAACTTGATCCAACCAACTGTTTAAGAACTCTGAAACATTAGGTTCTGCATCTGTGAACTCAATGAGGACATTAGGTTCATCAGAAGTAATCTTAATTGTGTCTAGTTCAGATACGGTGAATGGAAAATGCTGATACATCTTGGTATTATGATACCATGCATCCTTCAAAGGCACAAGTATCGTTCCTACTTTGCTAGGAGTATATGTCAGAGAACCATTAACTATGAGTATATTTCTATGAAGTGCGGATCTATTCTCAAAACCAGTGCAAACACAATTACCCTTTTCTTCCATGGATGTTAATCTTGCCAACCCAGGGAATCTAAAGTGTGTAAATGCGCCGTCGTGATAGATAAAAGATTTGTTAGCAGGTTTGAGTGAGTCACTTTTCCACTTAGACCCAAACATAACTGTACGATGATGCACCTGCAGCGTGTCACCAAGACCAAAGATTACATCCTGATGTGTGTCTACAGGACCACCTGGGTGATCAGTAATCCATTGGCGCACAATCTCACTGTGGTTCTCTAAAACAACCTCTTTGAGAGGATCTGGATCATTACCAAATAGTTTTTTACCGAGAAGTGCGTCAGTGCAACTAAAAATATTCAACCCGACAGACTCAATAACCCTACCGAAGGAATATTCAGCGATTCTGCTGTCTTGGAGTTGTGTAAGATCTAGTGTCATTCTGCTGCCTTCGATGCTTCTTCAAATGCATTGTCAAAGTCTTCTGGACCATGTACGTTAGCAACCTGAACTGTAGAGAGAACTGGATCGAGAATTGTAGAGTTCTTCTTGTACATAGCTTCTCTATGCCTATTCATAGTAGCAGGTTCAACAGTCTGAGGTGTGTTGAGAATAGCAGTTAAGGCAAGAACCAGAGGTTTCTTATCCTGTTCTTCTTTCTTTAACTTCTCTACCTCCCAGAATACCATCTGTGCAACCTGAAACAGGACTGGTTCTTCTGCCTCTGATTTCATGTTGTTTACATTAAAGACTACAACATAGTCATCTTCAAGCTTCAGTTCAGGAGAGTTGAAGTGAACTTCAAAACTACCGTCCTCTGAGTTGTAGTTCTTACATGTAAATGTTGGTGCCAAACTAGCATCAACAACGAATTGTGGATCAAACATTTTTTACTCCTAGTTAATGCTACGACCTCTGCGGTCGCCTGTTGTTACCCAACTATAGACATATGACGCTCCATCTATATATGCCCCACGGGTGCCACCGCTATATGATGAGTTTTGACCATTTTGACCGATGCCGCCACCACTGCCGCCACCGTTGGATCCGCAACCTGAGGAACCTCCTCCTCCGCCACCACCGTCGGCGTTGCCATTACCACCACCGCCAGATCCAGAACCACCAGGCAGACCAGCGCCACCGCCTCCACCACCACCATTTACTCCATATGAGTATTGGTATGATCCTTGGCATTGACTACCTTTCATGCATCCATACTGATAGTTAGCTGTGGCGTTGCAGGTTCCGTTGTTACCTCCACCGCCTCCACCACCGCCGCCAGCGAGGAGACCATTATTTCTAATTGCTACACTTGTTCTAGTATAAAGACCAGTGGATCCACCGCCACCATTACTGCCGCCACGATTACCACCGTTGCCACCACGTCCTTGAATACGTTGTCCACTATTAATTTTGAGATAAACTCTACCATTAATATTACCAAGATTCATTGCAGTGTTACCACCTTGATAGCGGTTAGTTTCTACAACACCCTTGATAGTTTGAGAACCATTCCATCCCTGCCCAGACAACCAACTACTTAGGTTGAATGTAGAGTTTGTATTGCCATTGAGAGTGACTTTAAATCTAAAAACATCAGAGTTGTGAATAGTTCTCCACGATCCACCTTGCTTAATATAAACTTGTTTAGAGGTCCTCCATTGACCTCCACTCTTTACATAAACTTGATCTAGATTTCTCCAGTTGCCACCAATCTTGAGCTCTAAGTGTTCGTCAAGAACTCTTGCTTCTTCGTCGTTATACGGTAACGCCATGTTATCTAATCACCTATTAATACTTATACCAGATGTCGCCATCGCTTCCGCCAGATGGATTACCTGTGGAAACTGTTCTCTTTCCATATGCGTTAGAGTTAGAGTTAACAGAGAAACTGACTGCTCCAGTAGAAGCATTGACAGAAGCTCCATTCCATCCAGTTCCAACTGCAAGAGATTGAACACCAGTGTTGTTGATGGTAACTGTACCATTTCCATTGGTGATGCTGATACCAGTAGAGGAACCGAGAGTTGCTTTACTGAATCCACTAGATCCACCGATGAGCAGTTGACCATTAGAAAGAGAAGATGCATCAATTCCAGTACCACCGTAGTTTCTGGCGATAATGGATGCCTGCCATACACCTGTAGTAAGTGTACCAACAGTAGTAACGTTGCTGAAACTAGTAAGTGCCGACTCAAGTGTCGCTTGTGTTGTTGCATCGAGAGCATCAATGTTCTGCAGAGTTGCAGTACCAGATGAATCACTAACAACTTGAGATGTACCAACAGTAAGTTGTCCACCAGATACAGTCAAGTCACCTGCCATCGAAACGTTTCCGTTAGATGCAGTTACGTTAAACTTGTTAGTGTTGACGTTAAGATTTCCAGTCAAACTTAAAACACCACTAACAGCAGTAGTAGCATTTCTGAGTGTCAGTGTGCCAGTGGTAGCACCAACAGTCATCGCAGTTGCAGCACCAGCAAGATTTACTGTAGTTGCAGTAGCGTTGATCAGGTTGAATGTGGTTGCTGATGTAGTCAGGTCACCACCATTGACAGCGAGATCTGCACTACAAGTTACATTACTAGACAGAGTTGATGTACTTGTTACTGCAAGTGTGCCACCCAAAGTTGTAGCACCACTGTTAACGTTCAGTGTGCCAGTGCTCTGAACATCGAGACCTAAACCATTCTTAAGTTGCAGATCTCCAGTTGCATCAGTAGGACCAGAACCACCAGAAACCGCCATGTTTCCAGTGTCAGATAGACCCCACTTGACCCACTCAGCACCAGTCCAATACCAACCAAGATATTGACCACGAGTGATATTTTCAAGTAACTTCCAGTCTCCTGTGTTTGCCTGAGTAGTTGAGGATGGAGTTGATCCAACAATGTCAATGTTCTTCTGAGATTCAGATGCACCACCAATCGTGATGTCATTAGCAGTCAGAGTGTCATCAACCGTAGCTTCCTTCTTGACAAGTAACTTTCCTCTGATTTCACTCTCAAGAGTTTCAGATTCAACAGTAAACTTATCACGAATGATGATCTCATCAAACGTAGGACGTAAGTTAGCAGTCTCACCAACAATAGAAAGTGTTGGAGTATCCAGATCTGCTTCTTCACCAGTAACAGAACTAATCTTAGTGTTACCAATAAACAGGTCACCATTAGAGTTCAGACCAGAATAGAATGCGATACCACCTTCTTCTTTCTGTGACTGTGCCAGCAGAACTTCTTCATCAGTAAGAACTCTGTTTTGTACAGATGGAAGACCAGTAGAGTAGTTACCAGGACCGAAACCAACATATTCAAATGTATGGTTACCAGATCTAAGAATAGATGGTCTACGAAGTTCAGTCTCAGTACCACCAGAGTTATTGACAAGAACCATTCTCTTGTCTCTGTCTACCTCATTAGCATTGCCATCGCGAGCTTCAAGTGTAATGTAGTTCGCAGTTGCAGGATCGGTAGTAGTATAGTTGGTGTAATTGTTTCTCTGCTCAACGACATATTGACTCATCACCTCTTTGGTGATAGACAATTCTTTTGCTTCGTTGTTTGAACCATCGGTAGTGGTAACAAGACCAACAGTAACGTTACTTGCTACGGATGTTGCTGCACCTGGGTCCTCAACTGGGTTATCTTTGTCCAGTGATGGATACAAGTCATTAATGTTTTGAGAGAAACCAAAGGAGTTGACGTTAGAGTCAGTAGGAGAAATACTACCATTGACAATCGTCATGTAGTAGATACCATTCTGAATACCTTTGATTAGCTTCTGTGCTTTCTCAATATCATAGATGTAATAGGTGTTACCATAAGACTGACCAGTTGGTACGTTTCTTGTCTGAATGATGTAACCATTGATAGGATCTCTTTGCAGAGTATTTGCTGCACTATCAACAACATAACGTACACGATAAGTTCTATCTCTAGAAGATCTGTTATCAGGTACACGACGTAAGAAACCTGCACCAGTGAACAGAGAGTTGATATAGAATGTATCAGTTGCTAAGTGCTCATGGATACCAGCATGTCCAGTATTAGCAGATGTAGAAGAACTACCAGATGTGGCAGCAGTTACTCTAACATACCAGTTGTTAAGTGAAGAATCATATTGGATTGGGTGATCTGGATCCCCAGGAATAAACTGTTGTTCAGTGACAGCAGTATAATCAGTATCAACTGGAGTGGTAGTACCCTTTGGAGTAATTAAAGCAGCATAAGTCGTAGGTGTAGATGCATTATCAGTATTAATCAAAGAAACATACAAGATATCTTGCTTTCTAGCACCAATGTTGAAACCTTGTAATTTATAAGGTGGTTTGGTTGCCTGTGATGTATATCCATAGAGATACAATCTTGTATCAACTGGACCGATATATGCCCATGTAATACTACCGTCAGATGCAGTGCCAGTAGTATGTGTAGGAGGTGTAGATCCTGCTTGTACTGCTTGAGAAGATGCTGCTAACTGTGCAGAATAGTATGCATTTCCATTGTAAGTACAAGAGTGTTCACCACCAGGGGCATTGAAACTTGCTGATGCTGACCACGCTTTATTGCCTGCAGATGCCTGATATTGTACTTTTTGTACGTCCAGAGCAACATATCCAACAGGGATTTCATTGATAGTACCCTTATATCCAGAAATACCAGTTCCAGTTGTGCCACGATAACCTCTATTGAAGGTCATCACACCGCTAGTTGGGTTAACAGATGCTACTTTATATGCTTCCTGATCATCAATTTGTACAAAACGAACGTAATCACCTACAACAATACCATGATTAGCGTTAGCTGGAGTAGGAGTACAAGTAATATTGTTTTGAGTTAGTGCAAACGTATATCCATTGACCTGAGCATAAGATCTACCTAACTTCTTAGGTGGGATAACGTGTGTAATTGTACCTGCCTTATCCTGAGTAAATGGCAGTGCTTTGTATCCTTTTGCTCTAAGTGCAACCGATCCAAAGTTGGAGTTAGAGTTAGTAATTGACTGGTCACCACCGCTCAATGCGACAAAGTGATCAGCGAAACCAACGGCGAAAACCGAAACTGCCTGAATAACAGAATCGTTAGAGCATTTAATATGGAAGTTTCTGTATGTTGATTTGTAGATAGCATCACCATCGGTGTGACCACCAGCAACATAGTTAGCACCATCCCATTTAATAAAGGCATTGTCGTCTTTCTGCAACGACACACCCGTAAACTGGGCAACAACCATCGACTTAAATCCAGTCGCCTTGTTACCATCGGCGTGCATACCACAAATACCCCACGTAGAACGTAGAGAGATGTTAAAGATGTATGGAGATGCAGAGTCTACGTTATCAATTTCAACTTTAACAGTTGAACTTAAGGAACCTGGGTTACCAGATGGAGCTCCACTACCAGCGTTCTTAATTACATATCTAAAGGTTGTAGTGGTTGGAATCTCACTGATGAAGAAAGAACCATTAAATCTATCTGCATCAGTTCCATCTACACCTTCAATCAATACAGGAGTTCCTACCGAGAACCCGTGTGCTGTTGCTGTGGTAACTTCTGCGGTTGTCGTAAATACGTTAGATGAAACGTAATCAGTAACAAGAGAACTAATGGAGATAGGACCTGAAGTATTTGGACCAACAATTCTATTTTCTTCAACTCTCGCTTGAAGTTCATCGGCACTCAATACACTTGTAGTATCAGGAATATCTGCAAATGCCTTTGCAACTTTTTGATAGTAAAGGTCAAGGTCAGTTACAGTGAGGGCATTGCCATCTGTACCGTTGATGGAAGAAGCAATGTTTTTACCATCAGCATACTCAAAACAAGTAAGTTTATGGTGAGAGTATGATGGTGGAGTAGATGCAGTTGGTTGTTGTGGGTCAGTGTAGACACCAGTCTTAGGACCATCAAAGAAAGAGAACTGCCAGAAGTAGCAACCACCCGTTACACGCCAGATAGCAGATCTATCGATAGCACCTGCAGTAGGATCAGGAACATATAGAGGTCTAATCTTAGTTTTTCTCAGGTCCATACCGACCAAAGAAGTACCTCTAGGTACGATTACACCACCCTCAACAGAGTTGAATCTATAAAGAACGTTGTTAGAGTTAGGTGTTCCATCTGCATTTTGCAGATCAAAGTTCGTCGAAGAGGACAGAACTGCAATGTCAGATGGGATAAATGCTTGATTTGATGTATTTCTACCTGGGCGGTTGTCGATTACATACTCACCAGGATATAATACAATAGTAAATGACTCGAAGGCGTCATTATATTGTCCAGTTCTGTAGGAGAATCTGGCAGCCTCAAGTAACGCTCTCTGAATCGACTTGAATGGTCGGTTAGGAGAGTTACCTCTGTTTTCAAACGAATCCGATGCGTCGAAATCGTCTGGGTTGACGTATAAACAGCGACCTGTCTTCGATGTGAAGACGTTCTTTAGTCTTGTAAGTGCCATTTAGATTCTCTAGTTATTAGTATGCGGATACGGTTACTGCTTCCTCAAAACCGACAAGACTGAACTGTACTTGTGCGGCACATGCTACGTAGATGGATTGATATTGCCCGAGGACAATACCAGGGATCTCAAGAGTGCCATTATCAGAAACGCTCACTTCCTTAACGATATAATTTTCTTGGTTGACGGCAGCGACACTAGCAATTTGTACCTCAGATCCGTCATTACCAACAAATTCAGCAACAGGAGTAGTTGATGCACCAGTTACCGCGTTGATAGCAGTAATGGTTGTGGTAAATGGACGAGACTTAAGGTTATTGTAAGCGTCAGTTACATATGCAGCGCCAGCGGTCGATGTCTTCTTCTCACCAGTTCCACCAGTATTACCAAGAGTAAACAGATACTTATACTTGAGATTATTCTCATGCTCAGCATTGTTTACATAGCAAATACCATCGTAACCATCATAATATCTTAGTAAACCATCATTACCTCTAGCAACAGAAGAACCTGCATAGGAAGGTCCCATAGAAATAGTACCTCCACCAGCACCAGTAATGGTGAAGTCAGCAGGAGATCCGCTGTTTGCAGTGACTCCAGCAGGATGACTCATGTCATACAACCAAAGTTTTGTATTGGCAGAATCCCAGTAATGAACCTTTGCCGTGTGGTTGTTAGTTCCATCCAGAGGATTGGTTACGTTAGGATTCGTCCAAGTTACAACCTCAGTTTGGTTAAATGCTGTGCTGTTCCACGTACCAATAACATAATGAGAACTTACTCTAGCTTGTCCACCCTGTCCAAAGTTATAACCTTCTTTCTGCGCTGCGGTCCCTGCCATTGTGATTTGGTCAGTAGACTCAACAATAGCAACATCAACAGTGGCAGCACCACCAGAAGTGTTAGAAATTCTTAACGTACCACTAGTTAATGTTTGCCCAGGGCAAGTGTAAATGTTAAACCCAGTAGAGGTTAACTGCGTCCCTGCCGCTTGCATTAAGTTCGTATGCTTTGTTAGTCCAGGGGTATACTGGGCTAGTAAACCGTTTGCCATGATTTTTAATTAGAAGAGTATGCGTGGAAGAACATTTTCGCTCTGCTTACGCCACTTCCAGCGCCAGCAGTAGTAGCAGAAATAGTTGTAGTTTGTTGAGTAATTGGATCAGTCAGAGTGATATCTCTACAAATAAGAGTACCACCAAGGTTATTAACAGCATCAGTGACATTAAGTTTTAAGTCACCATCAATATTAGAATCACCAAGAACATCGAGAGCGAAGTTTCCTGGTGCTTTTTTGATACCAGTGTTTCCTGATGTGTCAATTCTGAACTCAACGTTGTTAGAACTGTCACGAATATCAAAAGGAATGCCTGGGACTGACTTTTGAAGTACAAATCCATCTAGAGCGGCATTACCACCAACAATTTGGTCACCTGTAAAGTATATATCACCTGCAACTTCCACTGCGTATGTTGTAGGTGCCCTACCAATACCAAGTTTAGTATCGTTGAGAAGAGTAGGAATAGGACCGATCTGGGATGCTGCACCACTGACCGTCAGATTTCCGCCAACAGTTACGTCACCTGTAGTTGCAACTGTAGCACCAGAGACGTTACCAGTTACATTACCAGTGAGGTCACCAGTAAAACCACCTGCAGCTTCAATAGCACCAGCACAATATTGACTGGAACTGAAAATACCACCAGTTACATATAAGGCACCAGCGGTGCTACTTGCAGCGGTAGCATTGTCAATGGTAGTAATACCAGTAACATCAAGAGTGTTTCCAAAGTTGACTGCCAGAGATGCCGAAAGTGTTCCAGTGATCGTAGTGCCACCAGCAGCTAAGGTGCTACCAAAAGTAACTGCTCCAGTTGCACCCAGAGTGTTGTTAACTTGTACCGCATTGGCAAATGTCGCTGCAGAAGCGAAAGATGCAGTAGCATTAACAGTCAGAGTGTCAGCGTTGTTATCACCAAGAGTGGTATTCTCTGAAACTGTGATAGTGGAGAATGATGTGGATCCAGTAAACGCACTACCAACAAAAGTTTTATTAGATACAGTCTGAGTAGCAGTCGCCGTCAAAAGTGTATCAGTCTGACCAGGATCAGGTAAAACAAAAGTTCTAGTTGTTCCTGACGCAATCTGAGCAGCACTAAAGTTAATAAGTTTAGTATTGTCAGATGTGTTTGGCAGAGCAAACAGAGTGTCAGTAATGGCAAGTGGCGATGCCAAACGAATAGAACCTGTGCCTTGTGCCTGTAGAGTAAAATCAAGATTGGTGTCTGCAGTATCCTGTGCTGCAACAACCAGAGAGGATCCTACCTTCTGAAGACTCAATCTGGAATCACCTAAAGCGAGACCGATTTGTCCTTGTACAGAAGAGAATACTCCAGTATTAGTTTTAAGTTCAAACTGAAATCCAGGACTCTCAGAACTTCCAGAAGGAACTGCTCTAAAGATGCTACCTACATTCGTTCGTTTATTCTGATCAGTAGGATCAGAGTTGTCCAAAAGAAGTAGAGTATCCGAACTGGATACTTCAGATAATAATGTAAGGTCTGATATTTTACGAGTTGCCACTCTACACCCACAAAAATTCGTTCAAGTTTATTTATAACCTCTTGTGAAAGAGGAAAAATCCTTCTGACGATTGCCAGTAGCCTTTATCCCAAGAATGGTATTGATCTGCGTACAATTTTACAGAACTTTCTAGGTCATGATCCTTCCACTTACACCCAGGACTAGATTTACCTACAAAATGATCTTCCAGTTTCATAAAAACAAGATCACATGCAGGATTTTCTACAACGATTACATCCTGATCCTGTCTTACTGTTACAATTTGTTCTCGATACGGTACTTGTGAATAGTTGTATCGAGAACTGGTCTTAAATTTTCTGTCAGAAATTTTTTCGTGAACAATATAAATGTGTGACCACTTTGTCGGATTGCCTGACGCCTGTTCCCAGTTGTCAAACTTTCCCTCAAACCATTCACAAAAAGTATCTATCATCAATCCAATCCAATAAGGTCCTCAAGTTGAGCAGGTCGGTTCCCCAACATAAGTTCCTTTAGAGTCTCTGCCTTTGTCAAAAACTTACGATGGTAATCAATCCACGATTGAACCTCTGCTAACATTTCCTCATAACACTCGCGAGAGTCACACTTCTCATCAGTAAGGTAATCACCGATAGCATCACCCATACGATCCTTGCGTTGTGCTTCGTAAGTTTTCAACTGCTTGTCATCATAAAAATTTTTTTCCCGATCAAGAACCTGTTTGATCTTTTCTTTGCTATCTGCGAGCATGATGGAACTCCATAGTCAAATAATTATAGCATTAAAAAAGAGAGGTCGCAACCTCTCTGACTCCTCCACCTGGACTCGAACCAGGGACAGGGTGATTAACAGTCACCTGCTCTACCAACTGAGCTATAGAGGAATGGGTGTTACCCAAACTCTTCGTTTCTACGACAATCGAGATGATAGAGAACTTCAGATCTCCACTCCATTAGTTCGTTGTAACACTCTTGGTTGTGAGCACATTCGCGAAGACTGTGATCTGGTTTCAGCACACTTTCATAAAATAGTCCCAGAGCATCGCGTCTCTTTTGTTGCTTATCGGTCATTTGACTCCTTGGTTTACTGCTGCCCAGTCTTTATCGAAGATTGCAAGTCCTTCACGAGTAAGGACATGCGAATACATCTTCTCGAATACAGCAGGGGGCATCGTCACGATACTAGCACCATTGTAGTATGAGCGAGTAACCTTATATACATCTCTAATAGAAGCAGAAAGGATTTGTGTTGCTACTCCTTGAGATTGATAGACCCCTGCAATTGATCGAACGACTTCTACTCCCGCGACAGAATTATCATCACAACGACCAACGAAAGGTGATACGTATGTAGCACCCGCCTTGGCAGCAAGAATAGCTTGTGCAGCAGAGAAGATCAAAGTAACATTGACTTTGATACCCAAGTCTGACAATTTCTTACATGCAAGTAAACCGTCTGGAGTACATGGAACCTTGACAGTACAGACTTCTCCAAATTTCTGAGAAAGACGGAGACCTTCGTCAAGCATGTCAGTATAACTACCAACAACTTCCATGCTGATATCGGGGACGCCAATATCTTTAATTTCCTGATAGACTTCTTCTGGATCGCGTCCACTCTTCATAATAAGAGTTGGGTTGGTAGTGATACCATCAATCAGACCAGTAGCAAAGTGCTTACGGATCAATGCAGTGTCGGCAGTGTCTAGAAAAATTTTCATTACAGAATTTTTTAAGATATTTATTGGGCGAACCCAAAGCCACTCAACGGACTTGAACCGTTGACCTACTGTTTACAAAACAGTTGCTCTATCCAGCTGAGCTAGAGTGGCGTTGCTTTTCCTCTTTGCTGAGTTTGAAGTACAGTTTATAGTATCTCTTTTTTATTTCTTCAAGAGTATCCATGTCTTCTTTGAATCCCATGTACTTGGTGAGTTGATAAGACCCTTCAAGTTCACTGATTAATCTTAGCACATTGACCGAAGATCTGTCAAGACCACCAAAGGTAAATTTAGTGTGGGAGTTCTGAGAGTTCATCTAAGTCAAGTTCATCAAGTAGAGGATGGAATCCTTCTTCAATCAAGTAAGAGGATCCATGCCAGATATCTTCTGCTGAAAATATACGAGACTCTCTTGCTTTTTTAATTACTTTATCTGGTAGTGGAAATTCTGCAATATCATCCCAAGTAAAAGGAATGCCCTGTACAAAGAACATTTTAACTAGACCCTCCCCTTTTAGATAGCGATATTCCCAATACACCTTCAGGACTGTTTCTTCCATAGAAAATCGAACGGACATTTACTATCTTCTTTCTTTAGTCTATCTTTGATTAGACTCCATGATGCAAATTTGTCAAATTCCTTCAACCTAGCGTTCTGTGCATACTGATCGAGAATGTCTTGAGGTGGTGCTTTTTTCTTGAGTGAGAAAGTGCTATCCGACTTCTGAGAGTATAATCTCAACATGAACAGTGGAGTGCCTTTAGGGATCCACAAATTAGTATCTAGATCTAAAAGTTTAAATCCAAACCCAAGAGGACGTTGCCATACTGATAATGGATATGTTCCTGGGATAGATTCTAATCCGTATCTGGAGAGTAAAGGATGAGGTATTTGTTCTACCCAAACGTCCTTATCTCTTGTCCATAAGGCGTGACCATAATTAAATTGTATCTCTGGTAGTTCTCCATCTAACCAATTAGGAGCTAGATTGAAAAACTCATCAAATATAGGTTGTGCTAAATTTGTATCTAGATATTTATCGGTACTTTTGTAGAGCATACCGAGATCAAATGGTTGGTAGAATATCCAAGTATTCTTACCCCACTCTGACCATGCAGGACATTTTGCATGAGAGTAATTACGATCATACTTAGAACCAAACTTAGTTGGTTCTGGAGTGTAGTCTGGTGGTAGATATTCTTTTTTAAAATCTTCTTGCTCCCCGATTGTAGGGAGATAATACACATTCTTCATAGTAGGAGCGGGGGGACTTGAACCCCCACGAGATAATTCTCAACAGATTTTAAGTCTGGTGCGTCTACCGATTCCGCCACGCTCCCGACTTCACCCTTCCCAAGTAGGAGGATGAAACTGACAATATTCGTTAAAGGTGATTTTCATCTCCTTATTCGTCAGACCCGCATTCTTCGCTGCTTTCGGTAGGTTCCACTTCGCTGTGAACAGCATCTCCATCGATTCTCTTGTTTCTGGTCTCATCTTCCTCCAATGCTTTTTCGATTTCTGATTCTAGATCAGGTTGAGTTTGTCCAATCTTAGGTGCCCCGATAGGACTCCCAGGAGCAGGACGCCTAATATACTTCGATTTGTCAATCTTGCGTGGTTTGCCTTTCTCTTTCTTACACTTCTTAATAACATCAATGGCATCACCTACAGTGACAATATCCATTGAGTATTCATCTGCAATCTCAATGCTAAAACACTCCTCAAGGAACATAACCAATTCAACAAGATCAAGAGAATCTGCATCCAGATCATCTACGAACTTTGTTTCCATGGTAACAGAGTCCCAATCAAAATCTTCTTTGACCAGTGCCTCTTTAAGTGCCAAGCGTGTTACCTGTAGGAGAACATCATTGTTCACCTTCTTTGCATTCTTAAGAATGTCTTTAATCTCGTGATAAGTTTTGTTGTATGCCATAGCAATAAATTAGTGAGAGCGGGGTATCGGAATCGAACCGACGACATCTAACTTGGAAGGATAGCGTTCTACCGCTGAACTAACCCCGCATATCATACGTAAACAATCTGATCCTCTTCAAGTGAAGCACGGACAACATTCAGGACTCGAATAAACTGATCTGCATCTTCGCAAGTAAGATCTTTGATGGATGCTTCGGAACTCATCAGTGTGAATCGACGCTGAGTAATGTCGATGGCACAATGAGTCACGTATTCTTCGGTCTCAAACATGTGTGCTGTTGGTGTGGTACTCCGTAATTATACGGCACCGTGAACTGTATGTCTAGTCCCTGTGCCACTGATCGAATTGGCACGGGTAATAACCTCTTTCGCTTTTGCCTTGAGGTCTAATGCTGCCTGACGGTTTCTTTGATAGTAACCCCAAGCTTTTGTTTGGTCCGCTTCAGGACTCTTAAATTTTTCTTTTGTCATCTCCTCGACAAAATCGTCAAGGTGCCTGTCAAGAATTTCCTGCAAGAAAAATGCTTCTTGCTGAGTAATCGACATATGCATTAACTTATCTTTAGTCATACTTGATATTGTAGCAGTCGGTTATCAGTATGTCAATTCAAGTAAATGCCATTGTCACAGACAATTTCCATCTTGTCTCCAGCAGCTTCCACTTTCATATTCTGAGTTGAATACAAGTGCATATCTGTAGACACAATTCTAGCACCCTCACCAGCGTTGACTTGCCAAGCGGTAGGATTACCATATGGACTATCTGTTGGTTTCCTGGTCCAAGAACCTCCGTCCTCAATACCACCAGCAATACAGTCAAAATCATCACCAACAACAGAGGTTTTCATCTTACCCTCTACGTTAGTAAAGAAATTTGTTCCTACTGTATCATAGCGACAACCTTTTGTACGAATTTGGAGATCTCCCTCGCTAAGAATAGCAAAGACACCACCCTCCTTCGTCATGCTGATAACACGATTACCTTTGATAATATCACGAATCTCACCACCTTCGGCAAGATCATTATTACCAAAAGACATCTTCTGGTTGATAGTATTGGCATCCAGTTTCAGAATATTTTCTGCTTTGATAGCAATATTCTCATCTGACTGCAGGAACATAACCTCCCCACACTTCATTTCCCACGTACCATCAACCTTATCATAACGATTGCCTCTGGTCTCAGTATGCATATCACCTTCTACGGTCATATGTGCATTACCAACAACATGGAT